AGAATGTCTAAAACAGGTGTTGGATTTGAAGGCGATCTAAGAAGAATAAGAACTGCTTCGTTAGATATGGGCGTAAGTCTAACAGAATTTACAGGCATTATGAAAAATGCACAAGACACATTCCGTGGCCTTGGTGGTAATGCAGAAGACGGAGCAAAAGCATTTGTCAAACTATCAAGTCAATTGCGCCAATCAGGTGCGGGCGACAGTTTACGTGCTCTAGGTATGAGTGCAGAAGACAGCGCCAACGAAATGGCATTGTTTGTGAGAAACAATGGCGGATTGACTGCCGCACAGAAAAAAGATTATCAAGGTGTTGCAAATTCTGTTGCAGAATATGCAAAACAAACAGACAGGCTAGCTAAACTTACTGGTCAAAGTTCAGAAGAAATTGAAAAGAAAATGGCCAAGGAAGCACAAGACGAGGCTTGGCAAGCAACACTTCAAGGCATGGACGAAAAAGATCGCGAAGCCGCTAACGAAGCTCTTAAGGTTGCACTAGCAACTGGTGGACAAGGTGCTGTTGATGCACTGAAAGCCAAGATGATGGGCTTACCTCCAATGACCGAAGCAGGACAAAACTTTGTATCGATGAGCGGTGAAGCTAGCAAACGTCTAGAAGAAATGGAAGCTGTTACAAAGAGTAACATGAGTGCAGAAGAAAAACGTCAGAAGCTAGAAGAGCTTGGCGCAAAACTACAACTCGACCGAGCACACGATGCAGAAAAAATAGGAATTAAAACACTACAGGCAATGGCCGCCCAAGGCGATCAAAATGCTATAGCTATGTTAAAAGCCAGCAACGATATGAGTAAAGCTGGTATTACTACATACGAAGGTGCTGTAGATAATTTAAAGAAAGTAAACGAAGCCCAAGAAAAACAAATGCATAGTGCCGCCGCCATGGCCGCAAATGCAGAAAATGATTTACAAGCAATGGGCAAAGCGATATATGCAGTTATAGGTCCGCTGTTAGATGCAGTGATGCCTCTAATGAATGGCATGGTTAAGACATTTACAGATTGGATATCGGGTCCAAACGGACAGGCAAGGTTAGAACAGTTTGGCTCTTATGTAAAAGAGATGATTGGTAAGTTAGTAGACTACGGCAAGAATCTATTCAGCAAAGAAGGTCGAGACAAGATAATGAATGATGTTATGTTCTTCTTTAAAAACTTATGGATCGATATCAAACTTGCGATAGCAAAATCTATCCCCGGTGGTAGTTTATTCTTTGATGAGAAAGATGCAAAAGCGCAACGCGATGCGTTAGACAAAGAAAAAGAAGCAATGGACACTAGAGCCAAAGCCGCAACAGAAAATGCAATGCACGAAGGCGATATTGCGGCCGCTAAGTTAAAAATGGAACAAGGCGGAATAGCTAAAGCTGAAGAAGCTCAAAAGAAACTATTGAACGACAACTTGGCTGAAAAAGAAAAATTAAACAAGATGGAAGACAGTGAAGCCAAGCGAGATTTAATTGAGAAACTGGCACTAAAAGAAAAAGAATATAAAGACAATCAACGAATAATCGATTCCGCAAAAAACATGAAGGAAGAGCAGGCTAAACAACAAATAGCAGATGCGGCAAAAAATAAAGCCATAGTTGATGAACAAAATAAAAAACTTGCGGCACCTGCTAATCCTAAACCAGATGATAATTCTGAAGATTTTGATTACAGTACTGCTATGGCTACCGGCGGTAGTTTATCATCAGGAAAAACCGCAATGGTGGGAGAACAAGGACCTGAAATTATCAAAGGACCTGCAAGTGTAACATCTACCCAAGAAACAAAAAATCTAATTGACGGCCAGAATGCTGTTGTTGCGGCCTTAAACATGTTAAATATGCAAACAGCAAAACTAATTGCTCTAAATGCCGAGCAAGAAAAACATCAGAAAGTTATGTCCGATAAGCTGGCATGGACAGGAAACTTGTTTGAATAAGGATTAATATATGGCTTGGAAAAAGTATTTCACACCGGTTTCTACCACAGGACAATTAGGTCCTATTAGTGGAGGATCCGGTCCATCTCCTGCAAGAACAAACTATTCAAGCTATCTTCCAGACGTCTATTCAGGACATCCAAATCGTTTAGAACGTTATGGTCAATATGACACAATGGATACTGATTCAGAAGTTAACGCGGCCTTTGATATCCTAGCTGAATTCTGCTCGCAGATGAACGATGAGAACATGACTCCGTTCCAAATTGAATTTAAAGAAAAAGCAACTAGTACTGAAATCAAAGTTATTTCAAAATATCTACAACAGTGGACTAAGCTAAACAAATTTGATACACGCATTTTTAAAATAGTTCGTAACGCATTTAAGTATGGCGACAGTTTCTTTGTGCGCGATCCAGAAACACAAGCATGGATGTATATTGATCCTAGTAAAGTAGATAAGATTATCGTTAACGAAAGCGACGGTAAAAAACCCGAACAGTATGTAATTCGCGATATCAATCCAAATTTACAAAGCCTATCAGCGACACAGATTCAACCCACTGCCGGTGATAGTGGCGGATTTGGAAGCGGACAATACAATCAAGCAGGCGCACAACAGCGTGGTATGACTGGTAGTTATGGCGCAAATGGCGGTGCAGGCGGGTCTGGAAGCAGATTCATGCAACAGCAAAACCAGTGGGCCATTGATGCAAAACACGTTATACATATTAGTCTAAGCGAAGGCTTAGACAATAACTTTCCATTTGGTAATAGCTTAATGGAAGGTATTTTTAAAGTCTACAAGCAGAAAGAATTGCTTGAAGACTCGATCATTATCTATCGTGTACAACGTGCTCCAGAGCGCAGAGTATTCTATATTGACGTAGGTAATATGCCATCACACTTGGCTATGGGCTTTGTCGAACGTATCAAAAACGAAATCAATCAAAGACGTATTCCTAGTGTAACAGGAGGCGGAAATTCAGTAATAGACGCTAGTTATAATCCTTTAAGCATAAATGAAGATTACTTCTTCCCACAAACTGCTGAAGGTCGTGGGTCTAAGGTGGAAATCCTTCCAGGTGGTACAAACTTAGGAGAAATAGATGACTTACGCTATTTTACAAATAAACTTTTTAGGGCGTTGCGCATACCGTCAAGCTACTTGCCTACCGGTTCAGATGATGGAGGCAGTAACTTCAATGATGGCCGAGTGGGTACCGCTTATATCCAAGAGCTACGTTTTAACAAATACTGCGAAAGACTACAAAGTTTATTAAACAGCAATTTTGATACAGAATTTAAACTGTACCTAAACAACAAAGGTGTTAACATTGATCCTAACATCTTTGCAGTTAAATTTCAAACTCCGCAAAACTTTGCTAGCTATCGTCAAACAGAAATGGACTCTGCTAGAATTAGCACATTCTCTAGTCTAGTCGAAATTCCATTTATCAGTAAACGTTTTGCGCTAAAACGCTTCTTAGGTTTATCTGCAGAAGAGATGGCTGAAAACGAAGAGCTATGGAAAGAAGAAAATATTGATGACAAAGAAGAGTTGTCATCTAGCCAAGAATTGCGTGGCGCAGGTATTACTGCTGGCGGAATCACAGGTGATATGGATTCGCTAGGCGGATCAGATACCGGCGAAGAAGGAATGGATCCTTCAGAGTTAAGTCCAGAAGGTGATATGGGTGCAGGCAGTGGCGTACCCGGCGGTGCTCCAGCAGGGGCCCAACCTGGTTCACCTGTCTAATATTTGGTAAATACTCATATGCTACTAAACGAGTTTATCTATTTTAACGAAACCGACCGCGATATGCAAGATCAAGATCGCTACGATCCTTTTGACGACAAAAGCATTTTGAAATCTAAGGATCTACGTAAGACTAGATTAACCCTACGCATGATCAATCGTTTGCGCAAAGCAGGCGAATCGAGGGATAAAGAGCAAAAAGAAGACCTAGTGATAGTACGTAAAATGTACGCACAACCAGAGCCCGAAGAAGCGGCCGGTGGTCTATAAATTAAGCTATCAGTTAATTTGATTGACAGATATCTTAAATATTTTGGTCAAAACGATTCAAAAATCGTTAAAAAATATCCCATCTAAAGTCAAAAACGGCCGTTTTTGGCCTATTTCCCATAAGTAATTAACCTGGCTGTTAAATATACTTTGACAGCCTTGCCTTACAACGATTAAAGGAGAACCCGCAAATGTCTACAAAATTTGAACAGTTGCTAGATTTACTTGTAAACGAAGAAACAGAAAAAGCCAATGAACTTTTTCATGAAATTGTCGTAGAAAAATCTAGAGAGATTTATGAGAATCTTATTGCTGAAGAAGCAGAAGAGGACGAAAAAGACGAAGAAGAACCGGAAGACGAAGGTGTTGAAGAAGCCTTCGATATGGAAGACGAAGGTGAAGAACCAGAAGTAGGTGGCGATGCTACTGATGCTTTTGTTAGCGACACTGAAGACGAACCAGAAGGTGAAGACGACATGGACATGGGCGCAGAAGAAGGTGGTGATGAAACTCCAGCTACTAAAGCCGATGTACAAGACCTAGAAGACGCACTAGAAGAACTAAAAGCTGAATTCGAGCGTTTAATGAGCGCAGAAGAAGCTGAAGAAGAAGAAAACCCAGGAGTTCACGGTGACTCATCACTAACAGGTGATGAAGAAGGTGACGAATCTGAGGAAGGCGACCAAGAAGCTGACGACCAAGAAGAAGAATACGAAAGTCTTTATCAAGAAAGCCGTCAACTAACACGCGAATATCGTGAAAAAGTATCTACTCCATCTATGACTGATGGTGGTGGTGTTGGTTCTGGCAAGGGCGACCTAGCTGGCCAAACAGGTACAGTTAACACAAAAAGCCCAGTAAGTTCTGGTGCAGGTAAGCCAACAACTTCAGCAAGTGCTAAAAATATTGCCGCAGGTGGTACAGGAGTTGGAAACAACACAGGTACAAGTCCTAACGCAAAAGGACCAGCAGGTGTGTTGAAAGCAGGTGGTGACTTTGTTCCAGCAGGTACAAAGAACGTAGCATCTAGCGCAACAGCTAAAATGCCAGATGGTGCAAAACTATCAGGTGTTAGCAAGCCAGCTATGAAGAAAGAAGGTGAAGGTGTTGGTGCAGGTCGCGGCGATAAAGCTGGTCAGACTGGTTCCGTTGACACACGTAGCCCAACAGATCGTAAGTTTTAATTAGAGAACTTGGATGATAAAATACCTAAGAGAAAACCTAAATTTTGATCAAGCTCGTGTAGAATTATACGAAGCTGAGGAGAAAGGCCAGAAGAGCTTATACCTAAAAGGTATTGCTATTCAAGGCGGAATCCGTAATCAAAATCAACGTGTTTATCCTGTGGGCGAAATCACAAATGCTGTCAAGACATTAAATGATCAAATACAAAACGGTTATTCAGTCTTAGGCGAAGTTGATCATCCAGATGATTTAAAAGTGAATTTGGACCGCGTTAGCCATATGATCACAGATATGTGGATGGACGGTCCTAATGGTTACGGTAAGATGAAAATTTTACCTACACCAATGGGTAACTTAATAAAAACTATGCTTGAAAGCGGTGTAAAACTAGGCGTTAGTAGTAGAGGTAGCGGAAACGTTAACGAAGCTAGTGGCGAAGTATCTGATTTCGAGATCATCACAGTTGATATAGTTGCACAACCTAGCGCACCAGGCGCTTATCCTACACCGGTTTATGAAGCACTCATGAATCAACGTGGCGGAATGAAAGCCTGGACCGTTGCTACAGAAGTAAAAGAAGATCCAAAGGCCCAGAAGTACATTAAGGAAGCTCTTCTTAATGTGATTAAAGGTCTAAAATAAGCCTAAGGAGATAGATAGATGTTGGACGCATTCAAACAACTAGTAGAAAGTGGCATGATGTCTGAGGAAGTAAAGTCTCAGATTGAAGAAGCTTTCAATGCTAAAATTCAAGAGAATCGCGACCAAGTCACAGCTGAACTTCGTGAAGAGTTTTCTCAACGATATGCACACGATAAGGGTGTTATGGTTGAGGCAATCGACAAGATGATCGGCGAGAGATTGGCCGTAGAAATGGCTGAACTTGCAGAAGACAGAAAAGCATTAGCGCAAGCTCAAGCTAAGTATGCCGCAAAAATGACCGGTGATGCTACCAAAATGGAATCATTTGTTATGAATCAGCTAGCGAAAGAATTAGTTGAATTCCAAGGCGACCGTAGAACAGTTGCTGAGAATATCAACAAGTTAGAGCAGTTTATTGTTCATGCTTTAGCTAAAGAAATCAAAGAATTCGCAGAAGACAAACGTGATCTAGCAGAAACGAAAGTTAAGTTAGTAGCGGGTGCTAAAGAGAAATTTGATGAAGTTAAGAAACAATTCATTAGTCGTGCCGCAAAGGTTGTAGAAGGTACTGTAACACAGAAATTAACATCTGAAATCAAGCAATTGAAAGAAGATATTGATTCTGCTCGTACTAACAACTTTGGTCGTAAGATTTTTGAAGCATTTGCCCAGGAGTTTTCAAGTTCCTATATTAACGAAAAATCTGAAACAGCAAAACTGTTGAAGGTTATCGCTAAGAAAGAACTAGAAGTCGCCGAAGCACAACAAGCTCTAAACCAAGTACAAACCATTGCAGAATCCAAAGAACGCCAAATCCGTGTTCAGAAAGATTTAATGGAACGTAAAGAAGTAATGAGCGAGTTATTGGCACCTCTAAGTGCTGACAAGAGAGACATAATGAAGTCATTGTTGGAGTCTGTGCAAACAGGCAAACTTCGTACTTCATATGACAAATACCTACCAGCGGTTCTAGAAAACAATGTCCAGAAACCAAAAGCTGTTTACCTAAAAGAAGCAGTTGAAGTGACTGGCGATCGTGAAGCGAAAAGTCAGCCAGAGGTAGGCTTAGATAATATTATAGATATCCGCAAATTAGCGGGTCTAAAATAATTGAAATTCAAGGAGAAGACGTAAATGTCACAATTATTAAATGAAAGATGGTCAGAGACCAAAGAAGCTCTGCTTGAAGGCCTACAAGGTAACCGTCGTTCTTCTATGCAAGTTTGCTTAGAGAACACACGTAAGTACTTGGCTGAAAGCGCAACAGCAGGTGCTACCAGTGCTGGTAACATCGCAACACTTAACCGCGTGATTCTACCAGTAATCCGTCGTGTTATGCCAACAGTTATCGCTAATGAAATTATTGGCGTTCAACCAATGACAGGCCCAGTTGGTCAAATCCATACTCTACGTGTTCGTTACGCAGACAATGGTGACCAAGTTGTAGCTGGTGATGAAGCATTGAGCCCATTCAAGATTGCCGCCGCTTACAGTGGTAACAATGTTGATGCAACTCCAAAAGCTAACACAACAGCCGCAATGGAAGGTACACCTGGTAAGCGTATGAGCATTCAAATCTTGAAAGCACCAGTAGAAGCTAAGTCACGCAAGCTATCAGCTCGTTGGACCTTCGAAGCCGCTCAAGATGCTCAAGCACAACAAGGTATTGACATCGAAGCAGAAATTATGGCCGCTTTAGCTCAAGAAATTACAGCTGAAATCGACCAAGAGATCCTAGCTTCATTAAGTGGTTTAGCATCTGTTGAACAAACATATGACCAGTCACTAGTTTCAGGTACAGCTACATTCGTTGGTGATGAGCATGCCGCTTTAGCTATCCAAATCAACCGTGTTGCTAACTTAATTGCTCAGCGTACACGTCGTGGTGCGGCTAACTGGGCTGTTGTTTCAAACCAAGCGTTGACAATTCTACAATCTGCTACTACAAGCGCATTTGCTCGTACAACAGAAGGTACATTCGAAGCTCCTACAAACACTAAGTTTGTTGGTACATTGAACAATGCAATGCGTATCTATGTAAACAGCTATATGCCTGATACAGGTAATGACAACAATCAAGTATTGATTGGCTACAAAGGTGCTTCAGAAGCTGATGCTCCTGCGTTCTATTGCCCATACATTCCTTTGATGAGTTCTGGTGTTGTATTAGATCCTAATACATTCGAACCAGTAGTTGGCTTCTTAACACGCTACGGCTATGTTGAGTTGACAAATACAGCGTCTAGCTTAGGCAATGCCGCTGACTACTTAGGTAAAGTAGCTATTGTTTCTGCAAACGTAAGTTTCAGCTAATCAGTAGTAGGATTACACATCCAAACAAAAACCGCCCTAGGGCGGTTTTTTGTTGACTTAAAAAAATATTAACCTTGACTGTCGTCTGCTAGAATATTACAGAAAGCATTATACTTTGCAGTACGCTCATCTAAGCCAAGTGTACCACCATTAATACGTTTTGTCATTGTTAGCATGTCATCTTGATCTGCTAATGGATTGAGATTGTTCTTGTGCCAGAACCAGCAGGCTGACCATAATGCGCCTTCTTTGGTCTCTAACCAATCTGGATTTTGTGCTAAAGAATCATTTTGATACAAATCCATAGAACATTGTGTGTAGTTAGATTTACCTGTGATTTGTACAATACCACGACCGCGATAACGATAACCATCTCCCGATTCCTCAGGTCCGTTACCCATACGCCCACCGTAAGCACGATTAGCAATCATTTCTGCATTGCCAGCATATTGAGCCGCAATCTCAGGTGGAAATAAATGAGGCCATACACGGCCCAATGTTTCTGCACGGTAGTTTAAATTTTCATGAACCACTGTAAAGTCCATACTTTCGTGTGAGCATTGTGCTAAAAAAGCCGCCACACGTTGAATTGATGTTATACCAAATTGAGGTAATGTTGCCGCAAGCAATGGGAACCAGTCGCCGATTTCCTGGTTGCTTCTCAAGCATTCTTGCAGTTTGTTAGGGGTAAAATTAAAGTCCATTCGGGTCTCCTTTTGTATGCTTATTTAACTCTACAGGGTATCTGCGGTAAATAATACTGTTCAAAAGAACTTGTTGCGGTGCCAACCGCGCAGTGGGTAGAACCCACATACATTAAGGAGAAATTAAAATGGCAAAAGGTTTAAAAACAGCAAAATATAATAATGAGCAATACACTGGTGCGACAATCCAGATGGACTCACAGATTGGTCCTGCGGTAGTTATATGGGCAAATAGCACATCTACAACTACTTACACAGCATTTGGTGGTGTTGGTGGTAACCCAACAAACACAAGTCCTCGTACTATTCAAGTGCATTTCAAAGATGCAAGCGGTAATGCGTATAATGACGGATTTATCTTAGGACAACGCGGACGTAAACAGTTCGACGTTGAAAGTGTAGGCGGCGGCGCATCAACAAGAACACGTTGCACCCTTGTTGAAAGTGGCACTTTATCCGCTAAACAAATGTATATTCTATTTGGATATAACGGTGGCGGTACTCAATACGCAACTCGTATATCAAATCGTTATGTATGGACAGCAGGAAGTACTGTACGTCTGCCATATACATTAGGTTTAACCGCAGAAGTTCAATATGCCCAAGCAACATCTGGAATAGTTTTTCAAAACTATCCAGGACAAACCCAAACTTATCCAACTTTGGCTGTTGTTGAAGGACAAAACTAAAAATAAGGACTACCTAGGTAGTCCTTTTTTGTATGAAGACATTGGTAACAAGTTTAGACTGGGTAGCAATAGAATCCGAATTAAAAAGTTTGGAAAATACGCTACCCTTGTTTAAACATGATGTTATTCGTTTTATAAAAGCTATCCGAGAGGATGTAACAGCATTAAGCAAACTAGAAGTAGAATTTCGTAGAACACATTCAAAGCAGTTAGAAAGAGAATGTGCTTCTAAAGTAACAAAAATCAACGAACAACTGAAATTAGTCCATAAATTCCATCTTATGAGCCTCCTAGCACAGTAGGTAAATAAGAGTTATGCCAATTCAGTCTAATCTTTTTCACGCACAACTTATCGATCAAACTACAGATACTCTAGGAGATATAGAGTGGGATACTGTTCGCGACCCGCAAACAATACGTAACATCCGACATCTAAGTAATTCTTCTATAGGAGATTTTAGAGAAAGAAGTTGGTTCATAAATTATCTAAATTTTGCAGTAGACGAAACATTACCTAATGTAATAACGGGTATTAAATTAATTACAAAATGCCGCAGAAGAGGCAGAGTATTTGATGAAACTATAGCTCTAAGATATAACGGAAATATAGTTAGCGACAACAAAACTTCATATATTACAGACGTAGAACAGCATCTTTATAATAACGATATTATGACCTATGGTGGAGAAGGCGATCTATGGGGAACTATTATAACCCCAGACATGGTAAGAGATCCTAGCTGGGGGATAACCATGCGATTTCAAGCACATCCTATGTATCCGCATAGCGATGGTATGCAGATTGACAAAGTCCAAATTTGTTTTTACGGCGAATAAATACACTAAAGGAATCATTCTAAATGGCTATTAATGACGTACTACGTGTCCAAGGAAATTACATAATCGAAGCCCCTAACGGCACGATTACGTTAGATCCCGGAATCCCATTCACTAACACAGATGGCAATCCTGCTACGACAGGTACTGTTATTATCACAGGTAATTTAGATGTTCGCGGTGCAACAACTACGATCGAATCTATAACAGCTACAATCACAGATAACGTTATTACTTTGAATCAAGGACAGCCTGGTACTGATCAAGTGAGCCTAGGAAATTCAGGTATCATTATTGATCGAGGCAACAATGCAGATCCTACATACAGAGCTAGTATTCTGTACGATGACACTTATACATGGACTTATTCCGGGGCATCAATATATAAAGGGTCATTTAACTTTGTAAACAAAAACACCGGCGGCGCAATTAAAGTAAATGCAATACGTCTAGGAAATAACGCCCCAACTCTAGCTGGTAATATTGGACCAAGCCTAAGTTTGTTAGGTCCAGAAAATAGAACAGGAGTCTTGAGCGTCTATGGAACAACCAATTACGAAGACTATTGCGGGCTTCACAAAGACAATATACCAAACGTTCAGTATGTACTGAACCAAATCACGTTAGGAGCACAAACTCCTCCAAACGTTAGAAAACTACAACAATTAAACAGCGCAGTTACACTAACAGATAACGGTGTTAATGCACCCAATGTAACTATTAATTTAGGTGGTCCTAATATCCAGTATACATTTAAATCAGACGGCGAATTAAGAATTGACGGATTAAATGCCAGTTTGAGTATTCTAGATAATAGTATTAGCGCAGTCGCTACAACAGCTACCCATGCCCCGTTGGTATTAAGCTCTTACGGTACGGACGGTATCGAATTGCAGAATTATCTAATACTAAAAGATTCAACACAATCTGCGGCATTTTGGACTGCGGCTAAAAACAATCTAACTCCGGGTGATACCGTTGTTTACTCTAGTGCAACTACAGCCGTGTCAGGCGGCGGTACAAACATATTTTTTGTAAATAGTAACAACAAGATAGATCCAACAACAAACACAGTGATACCAGAAGAGCTAGTATCACGTAAAAAAGCATTGGTTTATGCTATCGTATTCTAAGGAAATATTATGATCGTAAGTACACAAATTGCAGGTTACCCAAGCACAACTAACATATTTTTTGCCAGCACAGGTAGCCAATACGCTGTCACTACACTAATATTATGCAATACTTCAGCATCTGCTACTGCACAGGTTAATGTTTATGCACAAAGTTATGCAGGCGGTGGCGCACTAGGAGTCGCAGGAAACTTAGGTATCGGCACCAGCACACAAATTTTAAATCAAATTGCTATTCCTCCTACAGAGACTTTTATCATGGATACTGAAAAATTTATCATGGAAAGCAATGACAGATTAGATGCTACCGAAGTTTCCGGTAATGGCGGAATCGTAACTTGCACAGTTAGTGCAATAGTAACTTCATAATGAAATACGTAAAAAAACTAAACCTAAATCGTAAACGTCCGTCTAGCCCGGAGTTTAATGTCGTAGTCGACCACTATGTGTCAGGACTTCCCTATGAGCGTATCGAAACTAATAGTCCTGTTAGTATCCAAGTACCGGCTGGCCCACAAGCAAGCCGTCCAACAGTTTATAAAAACGGTCAGTTACGTTACAATCAAACACTACAAGAATTAGAAGCTTACATAAATGGCACATGGGAAATTATTAGAACCGTGCGTCAACCTACTATCAGCTATAAAAGCTATTCTGGCGCAAATTATTTGAACACAATATTTGGACCATTGGCTTATGCTACAGATATTACAAAACCTCAGAACGTTGCGGTATATATTGAAAACGTTCCACAACTACCAGACACCAGTAATATTGCAGGTAGCAATATTGCAGGAAATTATCAACTAGTAAATACTCCTGCGGTAGCAAGACAATTATCAACTCCTGTTGTTCAAGGAGCAGTTACTCTTAACCTATTAACTCTACAAGATGTTCAAGGTGGTATTAGTCAAAGAGTAGTTGGACCTGGCATTGCCGCAGGTACAGTGGTTCAGTCCATAACAAACACAGCAACAAATACTATCAGGATTAGCGTACCTACAACAGCCGCTATTAATACAAGTAGTGTTATACAATTTGTATTCTCAACAGGAACCTACGTTCAATTTACAGGTCCTGCACCGTCTAAAACTGTTTACACAGTACAAGGACTTGACGGTTATTTCCCAACACCTAACGGACTTTTCGAGTCCTAAAACCACAGTTTTAACAGTATAGAATAAATACTAGTGATGCCAATTCATGGCAGAACATACTGTGGTAAACCCGCAATGTAAGGTGGTTATCCGTGAAACTCGGTGTATAAGGAGCTCTATAGCATGGCCGTAGGTCGCATAACAGGTCCGTTACTTGCAAGCAATTTGCTTCGTGATGGAATAGATATACAAGTACAAAATGGTTTACTGTACCTTGACGTAACCAACAATAAAGTCGGTATTAATACCCAGACTCCTGCTTATGACTTAGATGTCAACGCAACTATACACTCAATAAAACTAGTTGTTGATACTACATCAACATTGGGTCTTTTAACAGTTTCAAAGTCCGGAGTTGGAGCATCAGCAAGTGCAACTATTAGCACAGTAAGTGGTCCTCTAAATATTACTCCAGCCGCAAATCAAACAGTATTTGTCGGAACAAACACAACTATCGGTGGAAATTTACACGCACAAGGTAATATTACAGCCGATGGAAACATCATCTTAGGTAGCAATCAATTAGTAGATACTCTAGCACTTGGTGCAGAAATTATCAGCAGTATAATTCCTAAGACAACAAACACATATAATATCGGTAGCACAACTAGTAACTGGGCTAACGGTTATTTTAACGGATTAGAAGTCGGTGGCTTGAATATTTCAGGCACAACTATTGCGGCCGCACAAGCAGGCGTTGGCATTAATATTGGAGCAACACCGGCGCAAGACATTAACGTAACTCCAATTACAAATCCTTTAGTTAATATCAATGGTCCTATTAGAGTTTGGGGAGATCATCCTCTAGGTACTGCTCCTGTTGTTTCAAATGTTCTATATGTTACAATGGACGGAGATGACACCAATGACGGTCGTGCGATGGATCCAAGTCGTGCTTGCCGTACTATTAGCGGTGCAACTAAATCACCATTTTATCAATCAGGTACAAGCATTAAAGTTTCGCCAGGCCGTTATCTAGAAAATAATCCTATCGAATTAAAACCTTATACTTCTGTTATCGGTAGTGACTTACGTACAACAGACGTTGAACCGATTAACAAGACTCGCGATTTATTCCACGTACAATCTGGTTGCTATGTTGCCCAGATGCGTTTATTAAATGGTCGTTCTGGTTTAATCCCAGGGGGCTACGGTGTTACTCCATACGGTTACAAGGTAGGTAATAATCGCGGTGCTTATGCAACTGCTTTCCCAACTAATGGAACTATAGATCTATATCACTCACCATACATACAAAACGTAAGTAATCAATCCGGTCCTTGGTTGTATGATGGTACCATGTTTATTCCTAATCAAACTGTACAGATTCCAGAAGCTGTCGGTACCGCAAGCTATGCGGCAAACACAAATACTATCACTGTAACTCTTTCAACAGGTAGTTTGTATGTTGGCCAAGCAGTTAATTCAGGTCCACAAGATGAAGGTTATTTTGCGGCTCGTTCGCTATTGTTAGCAAATGAAGCGTTCATACAAGAACAAGTAGTTGCATGGACAAATCAAGAATACGGTGGCCCATTCCAATATAATTCAGCTAAATGTACTCGAGACACTGGATTGATCATTGACGGCCTAGCACTAGATGTTCTATATCAAGGAAACAGCCAATCTGTTTTCTCTGGATTACAATACTGGAATCAAAGCGGATATGTAGGATCTGTAGGCGGAGAAGTAACAACAACAACTGCGGCAATTAACTGGATCGCAAGCCTAACATCTGCGATTATTTTAGGCCAATCAGTTCCATTCACTTATCAAAATACAATTACACAAACTGTAGTAACTAGCGTTGGTAACTCTGCCGATGTGACAGCAGTACAAAATGATTTTAAAGTTATTACAAACATTTTAACAACAGGTACTACTGCTGTTACCGATAAAATTATTCCTAACGGAGCAGTTACTACAGCAACACATACTCTAAATGCTTACGCGGCATTACAGGCCAACCGTTCTTTCTTACAAGCAGAAGCTATTGCTTGGGTAGAAGCTAATAAAACAATCGGCTTTACATACAATCAAGCCAAGTGCTATAGAGACACTGGATTGATCGTTGATGCTATCGTCCAAGATATGTTGTTTGGAGGCACAAGCCAGTCAACATTTGCTGGTATTCAATACTACAATCAAACATCATCTGTTATTCCTGGAGAGCAAACAACAACCACTGCGGCAATTAGCTACATTAGTCAATTGGCACAACGTATTGTTGTTAATGATTTGACTGGTACACGTTATCAAAGTACTGTAACACAAACAACAAGTCCAACACCTGGTACTTCTGCAGAAGCAAGTACAGTTGGTACAGACTTTAGTTTGATAGTACAAATTATAAACAGCGGAACAGCTGGTGTTACAGATTTAATCGTTCCAAACGGAATAGTTGCAAGTTCTAACGCAAACATTCAACACGCTTATGCGTTGTTGCAAGCTAATAAAAATTACATGGAAGCAGAAGCAACTGCCTTCGTTAACAGTACATATCCTAGCTTCAGCTACAGCGGAACCAAGTGTGCTAGAGATATCGGCTATATGGTTGATTCTGTTGCATTTGACTTATTGTACGGCGGCAATCGACAAGCAATTCAATCAGGTGTTTACTATTATGGTTATTCAGGCACTTCTAGTGCTATTCCAGGAGAACAAGCGCAAACTCTAAATGCTTATAATTTTATTAACAATCTAATTACAGATATTGTTACTGCTACTCCTATAGCAACACCATATCAATATACAGCAACACAGGTTACAAGCCTACCAGCAGGTACAACAAGCGAAGTAACAAGCCTACAGAATAATCTATCTGTTATTACTAGTATCATTACAGGTGGTCCGAGCTCAGCATCTGCACCAACAAGCATTCCACAAACAATAAGTGCAAATTCAAATGTTCTACATGCCGCGGCAATAGTTGAAGCTAACAGAACATTTATTCAAGCAGAAGTTATTGCTTACACAAATTCACAGTACGCAATTTATGATCAAGCCAAGTGTGCTCGCGATACAGGATTGATAGTTGATGCATTGGCATTTGATTTATTATATCCAACTAAAGGCAACAGTCAATCAACATTTGCAGGTTTGCAATATTGGAATCAAGGCACTTATATCAAACCAATAGGCAGTGAAATTATCACTGCTACTAATGCTATATTGTTTGCTAGCAAGTTGGCTCAACAAATTGTAGTTGGCTCAACAGCAGGCCCGAGATATCAAAGTACTTTAACACAGATTACAAACTTAACTCCTGCTACTTCTAATGAAGTTGCATTAGTTGCCGCAGACTTTAATACTGTTATTGGAATTTTAAATAACGGCACTGCTGGTGTTACAGAAAATATTGTTCCTAACACAACAGCAAGCTCTACAGCAAGTATTGTTGCGGCTTACAATTTATTAAATGCGAATCGACAATATATCCAAGCAGAAACTGTTGCGTATGTTGATTCTATTCGCGGAACATTCCCATACAATCATTCTAAATGCGAGCGCGATACACGATTAGTAGTCGATGCTCTTGTACAAGATTTAATCTTCCAAGGTTCAAGTCAAACTGTATTTTCAGGTTTACAATACTGGAATCAAACTACAACTGCGATACCTGGAGAAGTTACAACAACTACAAACGCAATTAACTATGTTTCTAGTCTAGCACAGAAAGTTATTGCTAACAACCAAACAGGTATACGTTATCAATCGACAGTAACACAAAACGTATCATTCACTCCTGGTACTTCAGCCGAACAGGCTCTAATTGGTACAGATTTTTCAGTAATTACAGATCTAATTACCAATGGTACAGCAGGTGTAAGCGATATGATAGTTCCAAACGGAATTACACCTAGTTCAAATAACAATGTAACTAATGCTTATAATATTTTACAAGCAAACCGTGCATACCTAATTGCAGAAGGTGTTGCTTATGTTGAGTCAACCAAGACTAGCGGATTTACATACGATGGTACAAAATGCCAACGTGATATTGGCTACATGGTTGACTCAGTATCTTTTGATTTGTTGTATGGCGGTAATCGTCAAGCTATTCAATCAGGTGTTTACTATTTTGGATACTCAACAACATCAAGTGCTATTCCGGGAGAAATCACAGAAACTGTAGCAGGTTACGCACATATCGGTGGTATCATTTCCAGTATCATACAGGGATTTGCGATAGGAAGCTCATATCAGACATGGGTATCACAAACAACATCTGGATTGGGCGGAACTACTTCAGAAGTAAACTATGTACAGACTCTGATCAGTACTTTGGAAAACATCATTCAAAATGGTCCTAGCCAAGCTCCTGCAGAAAGTCCAATCAGTTTAACACGTAGTAATAATCCTAACGTTCTAAATGCGGCAACATTATTACATAACAATAGAGAATTTATTACCCAAGAAGTTGTAGCATACATTGATGCAACATATAACACAAATACATTCACATATAATGAATACAAGTGTAAGCGTGATACAGGCCTAATTGTTGATGCCCTATTACAAGATCTATATTTTGGCGGAACAAGTCAATCGACTTTTGCTGGCATCCAATATTGGAATCAAACTACAACAACTATTCCAGGTGAAGTTTCAACTACTACATCGGCTATTGCTTATGTTTCATCGTTGGCTCAACGTATCGTAATGAATGATACGACCGGTCTTCGTTATTCAACATCTACACAAGTAACTAACCTAAGTGCCCCAGGCACAGCCGCAGAAGCAACTGTGGTTGCTAATGAGTTTGCGACTATTGTAAACATTATAACAACCGGCACAACAGGTATTACTGATAAGATAATTCCAAACGGAATTACACCAAGTACAAAAGCCAATGTATTAAATGCTTACACTTTATTAGAAGCTAATAAGAGCTACCTACAGGCAGAAGCAGTTGCGTACATTACAGCAACAGCACCTTCGTTCGTATATGATAAGTCAAAGTGTGCTAGAGATGTAGCCTATATGGTAGATTCTGTTGCGTTTGATTTGAAATGGGGCGGAAATCGTCAAGCTATACAATCAGGCACTTACTATTTTGGTTATAGTTTAACTTCTAGTGCTATTCCAAATGAAAGCACAGAAGTTTTAGATGCTTACACATACCTAAGTTCACTAGTTGGTAGTATTGTAACAGCAACACCGGTAGTTCCTTATCAAACTGCAATCAGCCAAGTGTCTAACTTACCTGTTGCAACAAATACAGAAGTTACTGCTCTGCAAAATAATGTTTCTTATATTAAAAATATTATTGCAAACGGTCCAAATGTTGCAAGTGCGCCTACATCAATTCCTTTAGCACCTAGTGCATCTTCTAGTGTATACAATGCTGTACAATTATTAGAAGCTAATCGTGCATTTATACAAGCAGAACTAACAGCGTACATCAACAACAAATATAATGTATTCACATACAACGAAGATAAATGTTTCCGTGACACAGGATATATTGTTGACAGTATTGCATTTGACTTGTTACACGGCGGTAATCGTCAAGCAACACAAGCCGGAGTTTACTACTACGGATTCTCAAATACACAAAGCGCAATACCTGGAGAACAGGCAAACACAGTTGCGGCTTACGATAGGATCAAATCTATCATAGGTCCTATTATATTAGGACAACCTATCACTAAGTCAGCAGGTAATCCTAGCTCACAAGTTACTGGCTTACCAATTGCAACTCAATTACAAGTTACTTCTCTACAATCTCTTGTAGATGACATCACTAATATTATTGACATTGGTCCAAGCGCGGCCGCAAGTGCTATACCAATTAGCTTAACAGCTAGTTCAGATGTTAATGCACAAAAAGCATTTAACTATCTAATGGCAAACCGTTCGTTTATTGTAAACGAAGTTATTGCTTATGTTAACGCTCAGTACGGAACAGCATTTGAGTATGATGCAGTTAAATGTAAACGTGATATCGGTTACATGATCGACTGTGTTAGCTTTGATTTGCTTCGCGGCGGTAATCGTCAAGCTATTCAAGCAGGTACACTATACTTTGGATATAACAGCAATTCGACTACTTTAATCAATGAATTAAAGCAAACTGTTATGGCCTACGAATACATGGCTACATTAGTAAATGCAGTTGTACAAAATCAGGCATTAAGCAATTTCTATCAATCCGATATTCCACAGACATTGATCGAAAATGCGCCATCGACTTCTGCTATTGCGGCAGAATTAGTAAGCGACATTTCCTTGATGACTCGAATTATCAGCAACGGTCCTTCAGAAGCTCCTGCTTTAATTCCAATTAGTTTAACAGAGTCGGCTGATGCTAACAGAGCTAATGCGTATGCTCTCTTAGAAGCTAATCGTTCATTTATTGTAGCAGAAATTATTGCGTTTGTCAATACACTACCTAATTTTGTTTACGATCAAGCCAAGTGTTATCGTGACGTGGGTATTATTGTCGAGAACCTAGCGTTTGATATTTCTTTTGGTGGAAACCAAAAAGCAGTTGAGTCTGGTTTAGGATATTACAAAGGCGTAACATCTGTAATCCAGGGAGAAACAACACAGACTATTGGTGCGATCAATTACATCAATACTTTAGCAAATTATATTATTAATAATCAAGTTGCTCCAAATGTGATCGGTAGTACTGCTACACAATCACAGGTTATCAACACAGCATTAGTGGGCGGCGGAATAGCAAGCACAGCATTAGCTAATGGTGTTTCGATTATAACAGACATCATTCAGAATGGCCCAAGTGCGGCTCCAGACAGTTACATTGGTGCGGCAATTGACCCTGCATACATGAGTGCAGAAATATTATTGCAGTTAAACAGAAGCTTTATACAAGAAGAAGTTGTTTCTTATGTCAACGCACAGTTCTTAACATTCCCATATGACAGTAAGAAATGTTCACGTGATACAGGATTGATAGTCGATGCCGTTGCATTTGATATGCTATATCCAAGTAATCCTTACAGTCAATCAACATTTGCCGCGATTCAATATTGGAGTCAGAACGGGTATACCGGTGCTATCGAAAGCGAACTATCGACAACTACAAATGCTATTTCTTATCTAAGTGGCCTAGCATCAAGGATCATTCTAAACGATACTACAGGTGCAAGATATCAAAATAACATCACACAAACAACTATTCCAGGTGCTCCGGCAACACAGAATGAAGTTGTTGCGCTAGGTGCAGAGTTTTCTATCATTACAGAAATTATCAACAATTATACAGTAACTGGATTACCAATTACTGATGGTATTGTTCCTAACGGTAATGCAACAACTTCTATAACAATTAATAACGCTTACGCACTACTGCAAGCTAACAGACAGTATCTACAAGCAGAAACAGTTGCTTGGGTTGAAGCTAATAAGACAGCCGGCTTTAACTATGATAGAGCAACTTGTTTCCGTGATGCAGGATACATGATAGACTCTGTGTCTTTTGACTTGCTACATGGTGGTAACCGTCAAGCAGTTCAAAGTGGTGTTTACTATTACAGCTACACTAGTGGATCTACACAGATCTCTGGACAAACAACACAAACAGTTGCGGCATTTAATCACATTGCCACAGTTGCTGAAGCATTGATCAGAGGTCAAGTAGTTACTCCTACTACTGGTAATTTAGCGTTACCAGTTACTGGATTGCCAACAGCTAGTGCGGCTGAAGTAACACAGATACAAAATATCTTCTCTAATATTACAAACTTAATCCAAAATGGTCCAAGCGTACTTGGTACTAAACAGCCAATTGGTTTAACACCTAGCCAGAATATTAACGTACAACACGCATACAATATTTTAGAAGCTAATCGTGCATTCCTACAAGCTGAGATGGTGGCATGGGTTGATTACACATATAACAGTAACGGATTCAATTACAATCAAGCACTATGCTATAGAGATACAGGATTTATTGTTGATGCAATTAGCCAAGACATATTACTAGGTGGAAATCATAAATCAATTGAAGCCGCTGTAACTTATTGGGTAGGTTCCGTAAGCGCCATTCCTGGAGAGATTACACAGACAATGGCCGCATACAATTACCTAGCACAAATAGCTAGCAACGTTGTATCTAACTCTACGTTTACACAGATTTCATACGCAACACAGATAGTAAATCCTTTCTACGCAAATGGTAACGAAGCTATTCCAAGAATTGAAAGTTTAGTTGCTATGATGAATAACATTATCGAAAATGGACCAAGTGCGGCTCCAGAAGGATACGACGGTTCGGGATTGTTCCCAGTGCGTTTTGATCCTATTATCGATAACGTAAACATTGCTCCACAAATTGCAAGCCTTTCAACAAATACAGATGGATCATATACTGTAGGATTGACACAGAATACTGTGGGAGCAGGTACAAACTATACAATGTACTTTGGTCAGACCAGTGTGTATCCTGTGCAGACTAAAGATGTTCCAGAAAACTGGGCGCAACGTGCGATCGATCCGTTTGGTTCAATGGGCGGTAGCTTAGTCGACGGTGCAGTTATAAGTAGACGTTCACCGATCCAATCGTTCGTTTATGATGCGTATACTCAAATTAACCAAGGTGGTGTTGGTATCAAGATTACCAACAACGGATATGCACAGCTAGTTTCTGTGTTTACGATTTTCTGTGGAACATCTGTTGTCACAGACAACGGCGGTATTTGTTCTATTACTAACTCTAACGCCAACTTCGGTGATTACTGTCTAGTATCTAAGGGATACGGTTACTTAGATTTCTTTGGTGAAGTTTATAACCCACCAAAACTACCGTACTATCCAAACGGTGTGTACCCAAGCAGTCAAGTAGTCGAAGTATATTGTCCAGATCCAAACAATCGTCCACACATTGGTCAGATCATGGAAGTTGTTGCTCCAGAAGGTTACACCAACAACCAAGGACTACCAGGCTTCTTATCAGCCAATCCAAATACAAGTACTATTACAACAGGTACAGTGACAATCAACGGCATTGATAATTCAGGTATTGTTATTGGTCAAAATGTTTATATCATTGATCAATACGGAAATTATACAGATATCAACGGTACTTATTATTGTGCAACAGGTACAACAGTTGCCGACGTTGGATTCCAAAGCCTTACATTAAGCAAAGCCTTACAAACAGGCGGTGGCGATGCCAATAATCCAACATACTTCACGATTTATGTATCTGGTAATGCTTACTATACAGTTTTAAGTTCTGTATTAGCTCCAGATCCACTAACTCCTGGCCAATCATTTATTAGTGCCGCAGTTAACTCAACTGGAAACGATAATACTGCGCAAGAAGCACAGGCAATCACATTTATTTCTAATCTAGCAGATAGCGTTGTTGCAAACACATTGGCTACAGCTTTACAAAACACAACTACACAAATTACTCAACTTTCGTTGACAGGTGGTGTGCAGGCTGTACCAACAATGAATGGGCTGTTTGATCAGATATCTTACATCATTACTAATGGACTGAATTCTGCACCATCGAGTACTGTAACTTATGGCACTCCTGTGGCAGGTGCGGCTAGTGCGGCCTCATTATTATTACAAAATAAAGCGTTCTTCCAAGCAGAAACTCTTGCATACTTGAATAGTTTATATTTTGTTTATGATCACGCAACCTGCAGAAGAGATTTAGGTTATATATTAAATGGCTTTGCATATGATGTATTCTATCAAAGCAATTATCAATCACGCAAGTGTGGTAATGCTTATCAACGTGCGGCGAGTGCATACGTTTTACAAAACGAAATGACACAAACTACTGATGCTATTTCACACATAGCGTCACTAGTAACTAACTTAGCCGGTATCAGCAACGTTGGTGAAGCTATTTCAAACGTGACACAAGGTGCTGTTAACATCAATAATATTATTGACAATGGTACAAGTTCACAGCCTGCTCTAGTACTTCCAGATTATCCTGGAATTGACCTAGGAGTCAGCAATGCTAAGACATTGATCCTTGATAACATGAACTTTATCAAAGCAGAGACTATTGCTTGGATCAACGCCAACTACACAGTATTCACATACGATCAAGCTAAATGCACAAGAGATTTAGGTTATATCCTAGATGCACTATCAGCAGATATCTTAACAGGTTCTAACTATCGTGCAGTTAAAGCAGGTCAAGCATACTACAGAGGTAATGCAAATAATGTTATTAACAATGAACTAACTGAGACAGTTGGGGCATTTAACTATATAAGCGGTCTAGTACAGGCATTACCAAACGTAGCCGCAAGCTCAACAGCTACTACACAGGTAATTAATGATATTGTTACTATCAATAATATCGTTCAGAATGGGTTGAGCGTAAGCCCAACTGTAACTTATCCTTTACCAGCAGGCATCGACAGCGGATTTGCTAGTGCTAGCCAACTGATACAAAACAACTTAGGATTTATCCAATCAGAAGTTGAAGGATATGTATTCAATACATTTGGTGGATTCACATACAATCAAGCCAAGTGCTATCGTGACACGGGATTAATTGTTGATGCAGTTGCACAAGACATTTTATTTGGTGGTACAAGCCAATCAACTTTTGCCGGTATCCAATATTGGAATCAAACTACAACAACTATCCCTGGTGAAGTTACAACAACCACAAATGCAATCAACTACGTTGCAGGACTAGCACAAAAAGTTTTACTGAACGATACTACCGGCGTCCGCTATCAGTCGACAGTAACACAGGTTACAAATTTACCTGCGGCAACAAGTGCTGAACAAACTATAGTTTCTACAGATTTTTCTGTAATTACAAACATCATTACAAACGGCACAGCCGGTGTAACAGATATCATTGTACCTAATGGTGTAACATCAAGCAGTAATGCTAATGTACAACATGCTTATGCTATATTAGAAGCCAATAAGGCCTACTTACAAGCAGAAGGTAAAGCATACGTTGATGCTACTAAGACATCAGGATTCACTTATGACGGTACTAAGTGTGTTCGCGATATTGGCTATATGGTTGATTCTGTTGCATTTGACTTATTGTACGGCGGAAACAGACAAGCAGTTCAAAGCGGAGTTTACTATTTTGGATATTCAAACACTTCAAGTGCTATTCCAAACGAAAGCGTACAAGTAACTCAAGCCTACAACTATATTAGCTCAATATTGCCAAGCATTATTGAAGGCACAGCGGTAACAACATATCAAAGTACTGTTACACAAGTTACAAACTTGTCAGCGGGTACTGTTGCTAATGCCAATACAGCTACATCGTTGGTTGCTAATATTGTTAATATTATCACTAATGGTCCAACTGTAGCCGCAAGTCCAACAAGTATCGGTCTAACACAAGGCGATGCCAACGCACAAAATACTGCGAAGATGTTGGAAGCTAACAGAACATTTATTCAAGCACAGACTATTGCTTATATCAATCAGTTGTATCCAAGTGGATTCACTTATGATAGATCAAAATGCAAACGCGATGTTGGATTCTTAACACAAGCATTGATCTACGACTTGACGTATGGTGGTAACTCAATGAGCGTTGATGCCGCACTTCAATATTTTAATAGTGCAAACAACAACGTCAGTGTAATTCCAAATGAAACACCGCAGACTGTTTCAGCTATTAACTATATCAATACACTTGCACAGAAAGTTATTAGAAATACTGCACCTACAACAGTTTATACAACTGCTACACAGTATATCAATAACACATTGACATTAGGTGCCAATGCGGCAAATACGATTGCAACATTAGTAACTGATATGAGTAACATTGTTCAAAACGGTCCAGGTGCGGCACCGTTGATCAGCGATATCAATATACCTGTGCCGGGTTATGCTAATCTAGCTAGCACAACTATCGAAGCAGACAAGTACACATTAGCTAGCGAAACTATTACTTGGATCAATCAAACTTATACTCAGTTTACTTACAATCAAGATACATGTAAGAGAGATATACAGTTTATTGTTGAAGGTATACTATATGATTTGATGTATGGTGGAAACTGGCAATCTGTTGATGCAGGTTTGCAATACTGGAAGGCAAATACTGTTGGCGAAACAAGTTTAATACCAAATGAAATACCTGAAACAGCAGGAGCAGTTAACTTTATTGGCCAGTTGTTTAGTTATATTGTAACTAACACTCAGCCAGCAAGTTATTATCAAAATACTGTAGCTCAGTACATTAATCCTAGCTTATTAGGCGGATCTGATGCAGTACCGACACTAACTCTATTGACTAACATTGTTTCTAATATTATAAGTAACGGAATTAATTCGGCTCCGGCGATTGTTTATCCAACTGCTCCGGCACATGATAATGCAGTATCTGGTGTACAAACAATTATTTCTAGCAATTCTAGCACAATGATTACAAATACTCTTGCATACATTGATGCAAAATACAATGGTTTTGAATATAATCAGGCTATTTGTAAGAGAGATGTAGGATTGATCATAGATGCTATAGCAACAGACTTAGCCAACGGCGGTAACTATCAATCTGTTTTAGCAGGACAAAGTTATTTTGCAAGAGCAGGAACACACCATTTAGTAACACTAGAAGACAACGTTGCAGATGCTACACTATTCCCAGATAAGAATAGAATTAACTTCTACAGACGCTCATACATGTCTGCTTCTGGTTACTTGTTTGAGTATGTAGGTGCTGGTTCTAACTACGGTGCCCTACCTTATGTAGGTTACGCAGATCCGATACAAGCACATGAAACTATACAGTTAAATAATGGTAAGGTGTTCTTTACATCAACTGACCAAAACGGTGACTTCCGTATTGGTCCGGGATTGGTAATTAGTCAGGCGACTGGTGTGTTATCAGGAAGAACATTTACAAAATCACTATTTGCTAACCTAACACCGTTCGTGTTGGCAATTGAAGGACTATAAGGATAAAATAACATGGCATTAATTCCATTAAACACGTTTAAAACTAAGACAACAGTTTTAACAACAGCAACTAACGCAAGAGTCTACACAGCTCCTGTGGGAACTACGGCCATTATTTTGATGGCAAACATAGCAAACATTGACAGCTATACAACTGCCACAGTGGCGCAGGGTGTACATGCTGTAACCTTTGCACACTATAGAAATTTACCAATTTTAGCAGATGCACAGGGCAATGGGGGACAAGGTGGTAACATAACCACAGAGTTAGTTAGTCAATTCCAAATTCCACCAAACGATTCTGCAAACATGATACCGGGTAAGATGATTATCGAACAGCTTGATAGCGTGATTGCGTATGCAGATCAAGCAGGAGTATGTAAGTTAGTTCTAAGTGTATTAGAAACAGCTAACCAATAATTTTAGGAATTAGAAATGCCAACACTACTAGGCGGAACAACAAGAGCTACACCTAGCGGAAGTTTAAGTCCGCTACGATATCAATTCATCACGCTGAGCCAAGCACAGGCCGCGCTTGGTGCCACACCTAGTCAAACCACAGGTTATACATTAGTTGTTGGCGCAAACGGTGTTGCAACATTTACAAACAGTTTAGGTAATATTGGATTTACATCTGGTACTATTACAAGTCAAACAACAGATGGTAATCTAGTATTAAATCCAAGCGGTACAGGTACCATTACACTTAACGGTCCTGTTAATATTCCTCAAGGTATTATTGGTAACGGTTTCAAGAAAGAAGCGATTGCGGCAACTACATGTTCTATTGTAATTAACACAAGCACCAGTACAGTTGTATATGACGGTGTTTCAATCACATACTTAGATAGAATTGTTGTTAGAGCACAAGATAATCCAGCAGAGAACGGCATTTATGTTGTTCAAACAGCTACCTTAATTCCAGCATCAACTGCTAGTTCGGCTGTTACATTAATTCGTTCTTCAGATGCAAATACTACAGTACAGTTATCACATGCGGCTATTCCTGTTATTAGAGGAACCACATACGGCCGTACATTATTCTTTACAACATTTAGATCAACAGACACAGTAGGTGTTGATCCAATATACTGGCGTGAAATCATCGACGATGTTTCTACACAAACAGTATACAATAAAGACATTGAAAATTCAAGCATTGGTATAACTCAACCCGGACCTGCTCAGTTTACAACATTAACTGCGACAAACTTTAACGTAAATTCCTTTACTGTAACAGGATCTTTATCAGTCCTGGGCGCAGTTACTATGGACCCTGTTAATGCCAATGTAAATATTTCGCCAACCGGTACAGGTACAGTTGTTATCAGCGCGGGTAATGCAGGTACAATGGATAACATAGTCATTGGCAGTAATACTCCCCGTCCAGCAACATTTACAACTTTACAAGTAACAACACAAGAATACATAACATCATCTATAGATTCAACATCAACTACAACAGGTGCTTTAGTTGTAACAGGCGGCGTTGGTATTGGAAAAAATCTAACAGTTGGTGGAAATTTATCGTTAAGCGGTGCAGGCGGACAAGCCACAGGTAATATTGCGGCTGGTAACATTAGTGCTACAAACTTAACTGTATCTGGCCAATCGATATTTACGAGCTCGACAAACTCAACAAGCACAACAAGCGGTTCTTTAATAATTGCTGGTGGTGTTGGTATTGCTCAAGATTTAGTATTAGGCGGACAACTGATATTCAGCGGTCAAGGTAATGCTCTAGTTGTTCAATCATTAAAAGTTACAACATCAACAAACTCAACAAGCACAACAACCGGCGGTGTTATAGTAACCGGCGGTGTTGGTATTGGGCAAGATGTATGGATTGGTGGTCAACTACACTTTACAGGTAATGGCGGTGATTTAAGTTTATCAACTCTTACTGTAAACTCTACAACAAATTCTACATCAACAACTACTGGTGCGATTACAGTTAAAGGCGGAGTGGGCGTTGGTGGCAATTTAGTAGTTGGCGGACAGTTAATATTCCAAGGTACAGGTAGTAATTTGTCTGTACAAACTTTACAAGTAACATCTTCTACAAACTCAACTAGTTCAACTACAGGTGCAATTACTGTCGTAGGTGGCGTAGGAATACAAAAAGATGTGTTCATTGGTGGCAATTTAAATCTTGGTGGATCACTACAATTTGGAACATCATTTACAGCGACATTTGTTAGCTTACATGTAACAAGTACAGCAAGCGACACAAGCAATTTTTACAACAATGCTGTTTATATCGAGGGTGGCTTATCAACTAAGAAAGATTTAAGTGTTTACGGTAACACAGTTATCAGCGGCAATCTAACAGTATTAGGTACACAAACAACTGTTGATTCACAGAACACATACGTTATTGATCCAGTTATTGATGTTGGTACAGGAATTAATAACACTCCTCTAACAACTAATGATGGTTTAGATCGTGGTCTACTATTACACTACAATACCGGTGCTAGTTCTGCAACAGATAATCATGCGTTCCTAGGTCGTGATGCAAGCACAGGATACTTAACCTATAAAACAAATATCTACCCAGGTGGATATGAAAACTTTGCGCCTAGTTTTGCAAGCACAGGTAGCTTTGGAACAGCACAATTTGGTGGCCTACATTTACTAGGTGGCATTGGTGCTATTTCAACCAACACCGGTGATTTGCAAGTATTGGGTGGCATTGGTGTAGCAGGAAATTCATACCTATCAGGAAGAATTACATTATCTAACACCGGTGCAAATTCAACAGTAACATTAAATCACGCATTGATGGTAACAGCAGGCGGTATCGGAGTAGCAGGCGACTCTTACTTTGGTGGAATCGTTGGATTTGGAAATGCAACTGCAAGTAGCGATCCGACTACAGGTGCAGTCAAAATCACAGGCGGATTAGGTGTAGTGGGTAATTCAAGCCTAGGCGGTCCTGTACACATTTACGCAAGCACAAGTGCTACATCGACAGGCACAGGTGCATTGATTGTCGGCGGTGGCGGCGGATTTAACGGCGATTTATATTGCCACAAATTATTCACCGACGCCGGACAGACACAATTAACAAACTTTAACGGCGGAACAATCAGTGATCCGTTAATTATTGCAAACAGCACAACAGCTACCAGCACAGCATCTGGTGCATTAGTAGTCTATGGTGGTGTTGCTATTGGACAGAATTTAATCGTCGGTGGACAGTTATCTGCACAAGTATTGTATTCAAACGGTGCGCAAGTATTAACTACAGCAACTCCGACTGGTTTTGACGGTGGTGTTATTCATTATCCATTAGTTATTGGTGATCCAAACAACTTATTAAACACTACAGCATTAACATTAAATTCTACCGTTGAATCATACAATACACAAAGCGGTGCATTAATATCGTATGGTGGATTCGGTGTTGCTAAGAGTATCCATTTAGGTGGCACACTAAGTCGTGAAGGCGATCTAAAAACTTATAACTGGGCAGGCCAAGGTGTTAGTTTAAATCTACCTAGCGCATTGTACTATGACATTAGCGGATTAGGAACATATACATCGGCTTATTCAACATTTATTGATACTCCGACATTTGATAGCGCATACACAACTGTTTATAATACTGCGGCAACCGTTTATATCGGTGGCGCACCTGTTGCAAATTCAAGCAACGTGGTATTTGGTTCAGCATATTCCTTGTACGTCAACAGTGGAACAGTTTACATTGGCACTACCGCTACCTCAACAAGCTCACAATCAGCAAGTGCAGTTCAATTAGTAGGCGGTTTGGCTGTTGGTCAAGATTTACAAGTCGGCAATAACATTGTTGCTGGCCAGATCTACGACACTAACAACCGTGTAATAACCAGCATTGACATTATTACAGGCACTGGAATTTCTGGAGGCGGAACTGCATTTGGACCAAATGCAATACTAACAATAACAAATACTGGTGTTCTAAGCAACATTGCTGGCGCAGGCATTAGTCTAAACACAGCTACTGGTAACGTTACTATAGTTAATACTGGTGTTTTACGTGCAACTGGCGGAACTGGTATTAATATTAATACCGCAACTGGCAATATTACAATTAGCAACGTTGGCGTAACTAGTGTAACAGCAGGCAGTGGCATTAGCTTATCAACAAGCACAGGTTCTGTAGCTATTGCAAGTATAGATACTCTACAACTGGTAACGGCACGAGGTGCAGTAACTGATCGTCCAATCACGTTAACATCAACCGGCACGGCACTTAATGTTTATAGTACTGCAACTATTGGCGGAAGTTTATCTGTAGGATCTAGTGCAACAGTTGGAACATTATTTGCTGGAACAAGCACGTTAGGTAGCTTGACTGTCAACGGAACAGCGTTAATTTCTGGTAACTTGGTTGTCCAAGGTAGCCAAACAATCGTTAATAGTACTCAAACAGCGTTAACAGATCCGGTAATTGATATTGGTACAAACGTAAACAATACTCCATTGACTGGAGATGATGGTTACGACAAGGGCCTATTAATACATTACAATACAGGTGCAAGTACTGCGGCTGATAATCACGCATTCTTAGGTATGGAACATGCTAGCCGTAAGCTAACATTCCGCACAAATATCTATCCAGGTGGATTTGAAACAGTACCAAATCCATATAACACAACCGGCACAGTTGGTGGAGCAATCTTTAGCGATTTACATTTAATCGGGGGAGTTGCAAGCACAGGACCAACCACAGGCGACTTACAAGTTGCAGGCGGTATCGGCATTAGCGGAAACTCAACATTTGCTGGGCAGGTTGTCTTTAATAATACAACCAATACAATTAGCAGTCAAACAGGTGCTGTACAGTTGGCAGGCGGATTGGGAGTTGGCAAAGATGTTTATATTGCTGGTAATTTGATACTTGATGGATACTTGTTATCTACAGCAAGTAACTTTAACGGTGGTACGATCTATAAAGACTTGATTTCTAATAGTCTTACACCTTCAACTAGCACACAAACTGGTGCGATTTTAGTTAATGGTACAGGTGGTATTGGAGTTGGTGGTAACGTTAACGTTGGCGGATATATCAACGCTAGTGCAATTTATCAAAACGGCCAACCTTTAAGTACAAATATCAGTCTAGCACTAGGTCCAGGTTTAAGCGGCGGTGTTACAACTACTGCAAGCGGTGTCACAATCGCATTAACTAATACAGGATTAACAAACTTAGGTTCTGGTACAGGTATTTCGTTATCAACATCTAGCGGTTCTATAATTACAATCACTAACATTGGTGTAACAGGTATAACTGTTGGACCTGGATTGGGTGCTATAGGATCATTAGGCGGAGTAACAACCAGTACAGGTACAGTAAGACTTCTTAATTTAGGTGTTACAAGCGCAGTATCTGGCAAGGGAATCAATATTGATCAAAGCACAGGTACTATCACAATCAGCAATATTGGTGTAACAGACATCACTGCTGTAGGATCTGGACTTACATTATCAACGAGCACAGGATCGTTGTTTATCGCCAACGCAGGTGTAACAGCGTTAACTGCTGGTACAGATACCTACGTAAGTGCGGCTACTGGTGCAGTCACAGTTTGGAGTTATGCAACTTTACAATCTGTAACTGATCACGGTAATACAACAACTAATGCTGTTATTATCAATAACACAACTACATCTACAAATATCTATAATGGTGCATTAGTGGTAGGCGGTGGCGCCGGCATTGGTCAAAACTTATTTGTTGGTGGAAATTCTACAGTAATTGGCACTTTAACTGCTCCGTATGCAACAATAGCAGACTACTCATTTACTGGAAGTTCAATTGTTGCTCTTGCAAACGATGCCGCATTGTTACAAGTTCCAGGAAACGCAGGATCTATTACACTACAAGCAACAAGTGTTAATCTAAGTGCGCAAACTTCTGCAACAATCAATACACCAAATACTACAATAACCGGTCTTGCTAACTTTACTAACTTGACTTCTTCAACTAACACCCTAACAGGTGCTGTTAAGATCTTAGGTGGTGTTGCGATTGGCAATAATTTATATGTACAAGGCACTATCAGTGCAACAGGCGGATATTTAGGATTAAATCCTAATAAGATCTTCCAAAGCACTTCTAGCGTAACAGTTATTGATAGCGGCACAGCACCACAAGAAGTCTTTGTAAGTGTTGCAGGCACCACATCAACTGTGTTCTATAACAACGGAGTATCTATAAATGTTCCGTTAAATGCTGGTAATATTATTACTACAGGAACTATCCAGCGTATAGGCACAGTACTTTCCAATGGTTGGGGTTCAAACGGTATCGCACTATCGATATTAGATGCAACTTATGACGATTTAACATCTCAAGGTGTTGTTGGCACTGCACACGTTAATGTGTTTGGTCAACCGACAATCAGCGCAACTAGCGGAGTAGCAACTTATAACGATGTTGCGACCGTTTACATTAAAAATAGTCCTATAGCCGGTAACGGAAACACAACTATTACTCGTCCGTGGGGCTTATATGTAAACAATGGTAACGTTTATGTTGGTTCTAATACAGTAAGTACAACTCCTAGCACAGGTGCTTTACAAGTAGCAGGCGGTGTTGGTGTTGGTGGATCACTAAACGTTGGCGGAAACGTATATGTAAGTGGAAATACTATAAACGTTGGAAACAGCGAGATCTACACTTATACAAGCCCAACAGTAAGTGCGCAGGCTCAACTAAGCCTAGACAGTTTTGGAGTTGCTAACTACCACAGCGCCAAATATCTAGTACAAGTAGTAGACGTAACAGCCGCAGGCCAACCAAATAAAGTATATGTGAGTGAAATTATGTTGTTCCATGATGGACTAAGTAGCGCATACATATCAGAATACGGAATCGCTAGCAATACTGGAGATTTGGGTACCTTTGATGCCGCGTTATCAGGCGGTACAGTTACCCTAACATTTACTCCAAACTATACTCCAACTGCTCTAACTGTAAGGGTTAACAGAACTACAATCGCATAAAAACCATTAGTTTCCCTGTCTTTGGTAAATAGTTGATACAGCAATTTTTGCCAGACGTGGAGAGGGAAACTAATGGCTTATACCGATGACTTTATAGTCAAAAATGGTCTTGTGGTTCGTGCCACAAACCTAGCAAATTACAATTCAACAAGTACACAAACAGGTGCAATAACAACCCCAGGTGGTTTGGGCATCGGTGGAAACGCCTACATCGGCGGACAACTTAACGTATTAACATCTGCAACTTTAGCAGAGTTACAAGTTAATGATGTAGCTAAGATCCTTAGCTCTGCAATCAACACAGCAACAATATCCGCGGCAGGAAATGCCCTCCAAGTCACTGGCGGTATTTTTGCGGCCGCAATTAATATTTCCGGCACAGCGTTTGTTAAAGGCTCACAGGTTTTAACACAAGCTGATGGCTTCAAAGGCGGTGTAATCAGTCAACCGCTAATAATTAATACAACAACAAACTCAACCAGTACACAAACAGGTGCTTTAGTAACACCAGGCGGCGTAGGTATTGGTCAGGACCTATGGGTGGGTGGAATAGTAACTGCAACTGGCGCAATGTACTCGTTGGGTTATCAAGTTCCTACATTATTAACTGTTACAGCAGGAACAGGTCTAGCAGGCGGTGGTACTTTAAGTGCCACGAATGCTGTAATTACTTTAAGTAATGCCGGCGTACTAAGTTTACAAGCTAGTACCGGTATTAATATTAATACTTCTACTGGTAACATTACAATCACCAACATTGGTGTGCAACAAGTTACAGCCGGCACCGACATACAATTAAGCACCAGCACTGGTAGCGTTTTAATCAGTGACATTAGTACTTTACAATCAGTTACTGCACGTGGTTCTATTTCGAACCAAATTATAACCCTTACAACCACAACTGCAAATGCAGGCGTAGTTTACAGTACGAATTCTAATGCTCTTAACGTATTAGGTGGCGCAAGTTTTGGTAGCATCAACGTTCTTAACACCAGCTATCAAGGCGGTGCACAACTTGTTACCACATCAACAATTAATCAGTTCATTGGCGGTACGATCCGCAATCCATTAGACATTGAAAATACTACAGATGCAGTTAATACACAAACTGGTGCACTAATTGTCGCAGGTGGTGTTGGTATTGGCCGAGATCTTTTTGTTGGTAAAACATTAAACGTAAATGGTAATGCTACTATATATGGAAGTTTAAACGTACTAGGTACATATACAACTGTTACAGTTAACTCAACTCAGACATATATCGAAAGTCCGTTGATTGATATTGGAACAGGCCCTAACGATAGTGTATTATCAATCAATGACACACTGGATCGCGGTATCGTAATACACTACAATACAGGTTCTAGTACATTATTTGATAACCACGCATTTATCGGCCGTAGAAGTTCAAGTGGTGAACTAGTATTCTTAACAGATATTCAACCAGGCGGTACAACAGAAGTCTTAACAAATCCATTGGCTGGTGGAAACTATGGTAATGTTAGATTTGGAGTATTAAACTTAGTTGGTGGAAATCCATCTACAGGTTATGGAACAGGTGACTTAATAGTTACAGGTGGCGGTAGCTTTAATGGTAGTTTATATTCTACTGCAATATATGATTATGGTCATAGAGTACTAAACAGTACAAGTATTACAACCGGTACAGGTATAAGCGCAAGCATTACTACAACTGCAACAGGTGTTATTGTTACACTAACCAACATTGGTGTTACATCACTTATACCAGGTAGTGGAATTTATGTAAACGGTGGTGTAAATTCTGCAACCGGCGTTGTTACTATTTCTAACGCTGGCGTTATAAGCCTATCAACATCATCTACAAACAACGATTTGTTGATAACAGGTCAGCTTACTGGCAATTTAGTAATACAGAACCAAGCTACATTACAAACAGTTACATCTCGCGGTAATACAAGTTCATATCAAGTAATATTGAACAACAGCGGAGCAAGTATTACTAACTCTTCAACTAACGCATTGTATCTAGCAGGTCAGGGCGGAACTGGTCCTGGCGGTATATATGCTTATAGTATTATGCTGGCTAGCAAAAGTACTATCAATGGTAGTGAAATTTTAACAACAGGTACTATTAATAACAGTTTGGGCGGCATTATTCCTAATGCAATTCATATTACTTCTAGTACTGTATCAGTAAGTACACAAACTGGTTCATTGATCGTTGATGCCGGCGTTGGATTTGGAAGTAATTTAAACGTACAAGGTCCATTAGTTGTAAATCAGAACTTTTCTGCAGGTGGCACAAGTAGCGTTGGTGGAAATTCTACAGTAGGTGGAAACCTTTACACAACAGGCACATTATTTGTTGGAACTATTACAAGCCCTAATGCCAACTTATATCTATCAACCAGCACAGGTGGTTCTACTGGGGCTATCTATGCAAACAATGTTAATTTAACTTACTATCTAGCTAATGTTTATTACGTTCAATCAAATGGTAGTGATTCAAATGATGGTCTGAGAGAATCGACTGCATTTGCAACTATAGCTCATGCACTGAGCGTTGTCCAATCTGGTGGCACAATTATAGTTGGTGCAGGCACTTTCACAGAAAACTTCCCATTAACTGTTCCACAGGGCGTAACCATACGCGGTTCGGGAATACGTTCAACTGTTATTCAACCAACTAGTGGCACTAATACAAATGATGGTTTCTTATTAAACGGCGAAACTACGATAAGTGATTTTGTAGTCAGCGGATATTACAGCCCAGGTTACGGTGTTAAATTTGCTAACGGTTGTAAAATTACAACCAAATCACCATATCTTGAGCGTATAAGTTTTATAACAAAAGGCTCAACTACAACATCAACTGACCCTTACGGATATAATGCAGGTAATGCAGGTAATGGTGCATATTTAGATGCTAGTATTCTAAATGCAAATTCATTAGAACCTACAATGCTGTTTAATGAAGTAACATTCATTGTTCCAGCCGCAACTGGTATGTATATGACCAACGGTGTTCGAGCAGAGATTGTTAACACATTCTTCTATTTTGCCGCTAAGGCAATTAATGCTCAAGCTGGATCTGCAGGTGTTGCTAGCTTAGGTAGAACAAGACTAAAATTATCAAACGTAAGCGGAACATTCACAGCCGGCGATACCATACATTATGTTGATCCACTAGGATCTCCTATTGCTACAGGAACTATTGCATCTAATGACGGAACTTATGTTTACATTTCCGGTGCCGTTTGGGGCTTTGCTCCGGCAGTTAGCGGTACTGCAAAAGTAGTAACTCCTTATGGTAATGTACAAACTGTAACCTCTCTTGAAAAATTTGGTACAGCTAGTGCGGCATTTAGTGCAACTACTAACGATTATCTACAAATACTCAGCGATACTAGTATGCAATTCGGCAACGGTGCATATACGATTGAATCGTTTATCTATGTTACATCAGTTGGTGGCACACAGGTAATTTGGAACAAAGGTAATCCAAACAGTCCTAGTACAAGTTTTGGTGTTAGAATCAACAGCTCAGGTGTGTTAGTTGCAGAACACGGCACATCTATTTTAACTGGATCAACAGTATTATCAACTAGTGCATGGCACCATGTTGCATTAGTCCGTAATCCAAGTAATAACACAGTTACATTATTCTTAGATGGTAACGTTGAAGCAAGTGTGTCAAGTGTGGTTGCTAGTGTAAACAACACAGATCCATTTGACATTGGTGCAGATTCAACGAACGGACAATGGTATTACACTGGTAACATCGATGAATTCCGTGTAAGTAACGTAGTTCGTTACACAACTTCTTTTAGTATTCCAAGTGCGGCATTTGGTTATGATATAGATACTGTATTCTTAATGCATATGGATGGGGCCAATGCTGGTACAAATTTCCCAACAGATGCTACACAAGTACAAAATATCTACTCAACAGGTAATAGTCCTGCAAGTGCTAAACAAGTTCAATTAGCAGACTATCATCAGTTTGGTGCAGAGTTACGCTCTATCGGTTCTGCCGCGGTATTTGGTAATCAAGGTGTTATAGCTAACGGTACTGGTACTGACTTAAAACTGATAGCATTCAATATGAGCTTTATAGGTGCAGGCGGCGACATAACAGATGACGCTAGCCTAACTGTACAGGCCAACGAAGTTATACAAACCAACGGTGGTAAAGTATTCTATCAAACAGTTGATCAGAATGGTGACTTCCGTGTTGGTAACAGTTTCTATGTTAGCCAAGCAACTGGCGCGGTTAGCTTTGGTAATGCAAACTTAAACTTAACAAGCCTTGCTAGCCTACAGATTAGCAATGGTACAAACGCAACAACAATCCTGCCAGGTAGCGTATCTGCGGGTGAGATGTTTATTAGCGGGAATACATTAGGTAGTTCAGCTGGTAACATTAACATCAACCCTGCCGGAACATACACTATTGTACAAAGTAACCTGCAGGTCAACGGTGGTTTCAGTGTTCAAACACTAACAATTCCTGGTAGTGCAGATTCTACATCTACTACAACAGGTGCCCTACAAGTAACTGGCGGAGTTGGCATCGGTGGTGACGTCTATATCGCCGGTACACTATCAAATGTTAATGCGATTGCAGGAAACGCAGTCAGTGTGCCTAATGGTGGCATTGGTGCGCAAACTCTTTATATTGCGACTCAAGGTTTTATTAATAATGCTAAGATTGTTACAACAGCAACCATTGGTAACGTTTTAGGCGGTAATGTTCCTAACGCATTGTATATTACGACTACTACAGATTCTGTAAGCACAAATACAGGTGCATTTACTGTAGCAGGCGGTGTTGGTATTGCTAAAAATGTATATGTTGGCGGACTAGTAGAACAAAACAATGGAATGAATGTATTAAGTTCATTGACATTGGCATTGGTAGGATTAGCAGGTAGTGTTTCTTACAGCGGAGTTACAGCAACTCTTAGCTTAAACAACATTGGTGTTACACAGATTATCGCCGGAACAGATATTTCAGTAAGTCAAAATACTGGTACTGTAACAATTAACGATACAGCAACTTTACAATCTGTAACAGATCGAGGATTTACAACAACAAATGCGATCAATGTTACAAATGCAAGTTTCAGTACATCGACTATAGCCGGTAATGCAATTTCAGTAACTAATGGTGGAATTGGAGCAAAATACCTATACCTAGATACAGCAGGTTATATCCAAGGTAGCCAGATTCTTACAACAGGAAATGCTTCTAGTAGCTTCCCAGGTCAGATCAATACACCATTATATATTGCCAATTCTACAAATGCAATCAATACACAAACTGGTGCATTGACTGTATTAGGTGGTGTAGGTATTGGCAAAGACGTTTACATCGGCGGATCAACTTATATCAGTGGCGATTTATATGTAGATGGTTCTAATACAGTTGTTAACACTACTAGTTTACAAACAGGCGACAAGACAATTACATTGTCGACTGGTTCTGCCAATGCCGCAGTGGCAGGCGGGTCTGGTCTACAAATTGGTTATTCAACAAGCACATTATGGGCAAGTTTCTTGTTCGACGGTGTTGGTAACTGGAACTCAACGGCAGGCATCAATCCTACATTAGATATACAACAAAGTTTAGGTACTCCTACAGCACGTTGGAACATGACTGCCGGTACCGTAACATTTACCACAGCCACAACAACAAGTACACAATGGAACACAACTACTGTTTCAAGTAACGCACTATCATTACCTAACGGTGGTATCGGAGTTGCACATTTATATGTTACTTCCGATGCATGGGTGGGTACTGGTAAGGTTATTACTAGCTCAAACTTATCTCAGTATACCCAGGTCTTTAACGGTGGTACTATTAACCAACCGTTAATCGAAACAGATCAAACACAATCAGCAAGCACACAAACTGGTGCGTTACAAGTAGCAGGTGGTGTTGGTATTGGTAAGAATTTATATGTAGGCGGAAACAATATCACATTAGGTAGTTCATATACTACCGGATCGGTTTATGCATCAGCAGTTTACGACAGTAACAATCGTGTAATTACTAACATTAATCTAAGTGCTGGAACAGGTATCAGTTTTGGATCTGCTTCACTTGCAGGACCTAACCCAACACTAACAGTTACAAACATAGGTGTTACTGGCGTCTCCGTGGGCGCAGGTCTAAGTGTTAGTACTTCTACTGGTAATGTATTATTTGTTAACACAGGTGTAACAAGTATAACAGCAGGCACAGATACAGCGATAACTTCTCATTATGGTGATATTGTATTATGGAATACTAGCACCCTTGATTCTATCGCACAAAGAAACGGTACAACAACAGCTACAATAGTAATCAACAATGCGGCATTTACAACTACAAGTATTGCAGGTAACGCCTTACAAGTAAGCGGTGGCATAGGCGCAAGCTATCTATACTTACAAACTGCTGGATACATTAACGGTTCTCAAATTATTACAACATCAACACTGAATAGTTTCAGTGGTGGTGCAATTAATAATGCTTTACAGATCACAAATGCTACAGAAGCAACTAGCACAACAACCGGTGCATTACAAGTAACTGGCGGTGTTGGCGTTGGTAAGAGTTTATGGGTAGGTAAAGACCTACACGTATTAGGTGATTTATTTGTAGACGGAACTAACACACTTGTTAATTCAACAAGTATTCAAACTGGTGACAAGACAATTACCCTAAGCTCAGCATCTACACTTGCTGGTACAGCAACAGGTTCTGGTATTAAAGTTGGCGCTTCTACAACAACATTCGCAACTTTGTTATTCGACGGTAATTCAAGTTGGCAAAGTGGAGCAAGTATTGTTCCAGCGTCTAGCCTAAGTTACAATTTAGGTAGTGCAAGTTTAATATGGAGTAACGTATACTCTGCTAATGCTACTATTACAGCAAGCACAGCCGCTTCAAGTACACAATCAGGAGTATTGCAAGTAGCGGGCGGAGTTGGTATTGGTAAACAAGTTTACGTAGGTGAATCAATCAACGTTAATAGCATTTACGCAAGCACAACAACACAGTCTGGTAACAGTTTAGGTCTTGCTGGAGGCGCATTTGTTGGCGGAACACTAGCAGTTGGTGGCATTGCATGGGTGCAAGGTGCACAAGTTGTTACAACCAACAACCCATTTGATACAGTATTCACAAGTGTAACACAAAGTTTTAACACACAAAGCGGTGCCCTACAAGTAGCAGGCGGTGTTGGCATAGGTGGCAATTTAAATATCACCGGCCAAGTAAATATCGCCAACCTAACAGAAAGCACTACAACTCCGTCATCGAATGCATTAGTAGTTAGCGGTGGAATTAACGCTGACATGATTAACATCAACACCATTGGTACAATCAATGGCGGTATAATCATTACAACATCGACCATTGGTAACTTTGCGTTCAATGGTGGTGTAATCAATAAACCAATCAATATTACTACAACCACAGTAGCATCTAGTAGTATCACTGGCGCATTAACTGTAACAGGTGGTGTTGGTATTGGTGGCGCAACTTATGCGTATGGAACATTTACAAGTCAAACTACAGCATCGTTTAATCGTATCCAGATGGTCACGGCGACTATTACTGGTATATTCTCAAGTACTAGCGCACTAGTTAACACTTCGACTATTGCTGGCAATGCAATACAAGTTGGCGGCGGTATCGGTACAAACTACTTGAACATTAAGACCGCAGGTTGGTTAAATGGTAGTCCAATTCTAACAGCACAAACACTGAATAATTATTCAGGCGGTACTATTAACAATCAGTTGATTATTAACACTGGCACACAATCAGTAAGCACAACAACAGGCGCATTGATTGTACAGAACGGTGGTTTGGGTGTTGGAGGAAATATTTGGTCAGGCGGCTCACATAACTTTATTGATCCTACCTTTACATCACAAGGTTTCTTTGGACCTAAATCAGATCTAACAGCGGTTCAAGTTGGTGCTTACTCTAATCAACCAGTTGATGTTTTAGTCAATAATAATTCAGTTGCAAGATTCAATACAGGTGTTGCAGGATTTGGAAATACTAATCCTGTATTTGGTATTGATTTAGTAACACCAAATGGTCAAGCTGGATCAGCAAATACAATCAGTAACCTGTTGAGCTTGGTCTCAACTAACTGGGCAGTAAACTTTACAGCAGATACTCCAACATTTGAAATTACACAAACTAGCTATGACGGCGGCAACACATTTGAAAACTGGTTATCAGTTGGTGAACAAGCCGCAGGTATTGCACAAGCTCTAGTATTTGCTGGTGGTAACTATTATAACAACAGTGGTCTTCCAACAGTAACTGAATGGGGTAGATTTACTCCTACTGGTAATTTGATTCTAAAGAATCAGATACAAGCTAACACAGAAATTTTAAACAGTTCTAACAATAGCACAAGTACAATCGCAGGCAATGCGTTACAAGTTACTGGTGGTATTGGTGCGTCTCACTTGTATATTTCACAAGACGGTTGGATTGCAGGCGGCAAGATCATTACTACAGCTAATGCAAGCTCGATTGCGTTCAACGGTGGTACTATTACTACACCGCTTTACATCAATACAACAACACAATCTAGTTCAAACATCACAGGTGCTTTGAGAGTACAAGGTGGTGCTGGTATTAACTTAAACTTGAACGTCGGTGGTGTTGCAACAATGAATGGTGGATTAGTATCCGTCAACAATACATTTACTAACATTAACACCAGTTTACTAAACAGTTTAAATATTGGTGGTAACACAACTATCAGCACATCAACAGCGGCCGCAGGCGTAACAGCAGGCACAGCTGGATTAGTAGTAACTGGTGGTGTTGGTATTAACAAGAATATAATTGTAAACGATACCGCAACTATATTAAGTTCTGTTGCAAGCACAACTACTATCGCAGGTAACGCATTGACATTGCCAAATGGTGGTATTGGTGCAGTATCTTTATACTTGTCACAAGTGGGTTATATCAACGGTGCACAGATTGTTACAAGTTCTACAATCAATGCATTTAGTGGTGGATCGATTGCAAATGCTCTAAATCTAAGTAACTTAACTAACGCAGTTAACACATTGACTGGTGCTCTAACAGTAGCAGGCGGTGTTGGTATTGGTGAGGATACATGGATCGGCGGTAACTTACACCTATTAGGCGATCTATATGTTGACGGTACACAAACAATCGTTAACACAACAAACATTCAAACTGGCGACAAAGTAATATACCTAAGTACAGGATCATCTAACGCAACACTAGCTTCTAGTGCAGGTATTTCAGTAGGCGCTCCTGGCAACGTATTTGCAAGTTTAGCATTTGACGGTATTAGTTCTTGGCAATCATTAGGTAATCTAGTTCCAACAACAAGTGGTGGATTTAACTTAGGTAGTCCAACACTTCCATGGAGCACAGCATACGTTCAATTCTCACGCATGAGTGGTGGTACACAATCAACGACAGCCACCAATGGTACATTGGTTGTAACCGGGGGTGTTGGTGTTAGTGGGAACCTAAACATTGGTACAAGTGCTACTGTTGCAAGTCAGTTGTTTAATTTAGTACAGGCTAATGTAACACAAAATGCTTTCTATGTAGCAGGTGGTGTTGGTACACAATATCTAAACGTTGCTCAGACTGCTTACGTTGCAGGTAGTCCAGTTATTACAGCGGCTAACATTGCGGGATATCAATTCAGCGGTGGTACAATTACAGGTATCCTAACAAGTACAAATACAACTTCGGCGTTCTCAACACAGTCTGGCGCTATTCAAATACAGGGCGGTATTGCTACAGGTAACAACTTGTGGGTAGGCAACGCCGCGATGATTCTAGGCACTACATCAAGTGCTGTATCAACAACAAGCAACGCATTACAAGTTGTTGGCGGTATTGGTGCTTATAGTATCTATCTAGCAAATAACGGCTACATTAACGGATCACAGATCGTTACTGCGGCAACAATTAACAATTTCTCCGGTGGTACCATTAACAGCTCGTTAACTATCAATAGTTCAACACAAGCTGTAAGTACTGTAACAGGAGCATTCCAAGTTATAAATGGCGGTGTTGGTATAGGTGGAAACATTTATACAGGTGGATTAGGTAGTTTTGGTACTACTGCTAATCAACAAGTAACACTAGGTACTACTGCTACAGGTAGCTTACAAGTACTTGGCGGTGCAAGCATCACAGGTGGATTGCAGGCTGGTACAAATGCCGCTAGTTCATACTTTGGCGGTAACGTTGGTATTCAAACAACCAACCCACAACAAGCACTTGAAGTCAACGGTAATATTGTAAGTGGAGCATATAACAGTTCACGTGTACAAATTACAAGTGGCGGTGGATCAAATGCAATCTACGAAGTTCAAGGTAGTGAATCTGGATACCGTTGGCAAATTGGTAGTAACTTAGTTACTATTGGCGTGTCTGGTATGGGCTTCATGAACCAGAATCAAACATTATCAGGCGGCGGCGCGGCAATTGGTGCAGTTAGCGGATTATCAGGCAACTTAGGTTTATATACAAGCAACGGTAGTGCATTAACATTACGCAGTTTGATTGATACTTCGGGTAACATGATACTTGGTATCGCAGGACCTACAACACCATTAGCTAAATTAGATGTTCGTGGTAGCTTCCGTGCTCAAAGTGGTAACGCAGAACACGTATTCTTATCTAACAATTCGAGTCAGTATGTTGCGATAGACATAACAAGAACAAATACAGGTAACACAGCAGATTTCCGTATAGGTATAAATGGATCTGCAGGAAACTTTAGCCCAAGCGCAGGTCAGGGAGATGTTAACTTAGCGTTCTCAAGCAATTTATATTACTCAGTACAAAATACATACGAAGTAGGTAAGTGGACTCCAACTGGACTAGTTGTTACTACTTCTACTATTGCAACTTCTCCAAGTACTGGTGCATTACAAGTACAGGGCGGAGTGGGTGTTACCGGCAATTTATATGTTGGTTCTGCTTCTAGCTTCACTGGTGCTGTTTATATTGCATCATCAGTAGCAACTACAAGTAGTAAATCTCCTAATGCATTAGTTGTTAGTGGAGGCATTGGTGCTTCTAGCTTATGGTTAGATAATCCAGGATGGATTAATGGTTATCAAATTGTTACAACAGCTAACATTGGATCATTTACTGGTGCGTTTAACGGTGGTACTGTAACCAATCCGATCTATATTGCAAACTCTGCTAATGCTACTTCAACAAGCACAGGGGCCCTATACACATTAGGTGGTATTGCATCGTCTAAAGATTTATGGGTCGGTGGTGTGTCAACACATGTTGGCGCAACAATATTACAATCTTCATTAACAGTAAGTGGTGTTGCTACATTCTTAAGTACAGCTTCTAGTACAGTAAGCACAACAAGTAACGCATTACAAGTATTAGGTGGCCTAGGAGTTAATAGCACTATATACTCAGTAGGAGATCATTTCATTGGTAACATGCGTGTTGGTCTTGGTGGCGGCGCAGTTGCAACTAACATCGCAGTTGGATCGGGCGCAATTAGTAGCGCGGCAACGGGCGGATACAATATCGCAGTCGGTTATAATGCGTTGACCAGTTTAACTTCTGGACAATACAACATTGGTGTTGGTCTACAAGCATTACAAAATGCAGGTGCCGCTACTAACAGCGTAGCAATTGGTTCACAAGCACTAAGTGGAGCGACTCCAAGCAGTTCTGGTGTTGCTATAGGTTATCAATCTGCACAATACGCACAAGGATCTAACATAGTTGCAGTAGGTCAAGGTGCTCTAGCAGGCGTAACTGGAACAAACACAGGCGGAAGTAACTCTGCGTTTGGTTATCAAGCAGGTACTGCTATTACTAGCGGTGCAAGAAACGTATTGATTGGTTATCAAACTGGTCTAACATTAGCCGGCGGATCACAGAACGTATTAGTTGGTTATCAAGCAGGCCAAGGTATTACATCAGGCGGTAACAACGTTGTTATCGGTGGTAACAGCGGAGCATCAATTGCTACATCAAACAACAACGTTATTATTTCAGACGGTGCTGGAAACTTAGTATTCAGTGCAAACAGCACACAAGCAGTTACAATACCTGGTCAAACAAGTATTACTAATGCTACAACAGCAAGTTCAACGCTAACTGGCGCACTTGTTATCACAGGTGACATGGGTGTACGTGATATCTATGCACGTAACATTTACGCTAACGGATCATTAGTTGGATCAGGTGGTGGAGGTGGAGGTGGTTCATCTACATCGACACCTTACATTGTTGTAACCAGTGGTACAGTTGCAATATCAACCGGTACTGGTGCATTCCAATCATATGGTGGCGGTTCATTATACGGAAATCTATTTGTTGGTCAGAAACTAGTTGTCAACAAAGCATATGACGACAGCGGATCATTTGTACAAGTCGGTGGTTCTATTGAAAGTACTGCTAACGTATCTGGCGCATCAATATATGCATCCGGTGGTAACAACTACTTGTACTACTCACAAGACTGGTCAGCAAGTAATACAAACTGGACTAAAGGCAACTCAGCCGCGGGACTAAATGCTACAACAAGTCCAGATGGTACAACTGATGCTACCTTACTAACAGAATCTGGTGCAACTGGTAACCACTATTTCCAACAGGCATTAACTGGTTACGCAGGACCGATAACATTTAGTATCTATGCAAAAGCAAATACACGTACTTACATTGCATTATACTGCAATTCAGGTGGTTCACAACATGGTGTTTACTTTAACCTAAGCACAGGCGCATACCAAGTTGGTCCAAGCCCGGTGTATCAAGTAACTGGTAAGATTGACTCAGTTGGATATAATGGCTGGTACCGTTGTCAAATGACTGTTTGGGCTAGCCCAGCAGGACAGACAACTACAGTTGGTGTATATTCTGCACAAGGTTATGATACTGCTATTAGTGGAAGCAACACAAGCTTCACAGGTACTGGCGGAGCAGGAGCATATATTTGGGGAGCGCAAGCCGAACCAAGCTATACAGCTGGACCATACCAATTAAACACAAATGCACAAACAATAACCAGCAACAATATCTATGCAGGTGGTAGCTTATACATTGCCAACACAGCAACAGTTAACAACGCACAGGTAATTACAACTGCTACATTGATGAGCAACTTAGGCTTGTATGGCTCTTCACCAAACAGTTTAACTATCGCAAGCGGTGTACAATCAACATCAACAGTAACAGGTTCGTTGATTATTACTAACGGTGGTATTGGCGTAGGTGGCAACATTTATGCAGGTGGATCGTTATATGCGACAACCAAGTCGTTCTTGATCGATCACCCAACAAAACAAGGTTGGAAATTACAATACGGATCATTAGAAGGACCAGAGAATGGTGTTTATGTACGTGGTAAGTTAGAAGGTCGAATAATACAACTTCCAGATTACTGGACAGGATTGGTTGATATGGACACTATTACTGTTGACCTAACACCTATCGGCAAGTTCCAGAAATTGTATGTAGAAAGCATTGATACTATACATGGACAGATCTTCATTGACAATGGTTCAATGTTAGGCGGCCCTTGCAAGTGCTTCTACACAGTATGGGCAGAACGTAAAGATATTGGAAAACTTAACACGGAGTTTAAAGGATAAAATATGTCATTCACTATAGGACCTTCAATACCTCTATCAAATCTAGTCTACTATCTAGATCCATTTAACATTAAAAGTTATTCGGGATCGGGTAGTACAGCGTATAATTTGATAGACAATCTGCCTTCAACTCTGTCATCTATCAGTTATGCAAGTGGTAGTTTTAGTAATGCTACAGCTGGCGCAATATCTAGTGGTGCTAGTTATAGCTTGAGTTTGACTAATGGATTTACTGTAATGCAGTTTTTAAATTTAAACAGTAGAACCGGTGGCTTCTTTAACTACATATCTGGATCAAACAGTATTAACTTGTACGCAGGTAACCTAACACAATTACGTTGGGAAACATATGGTAGTGGCGGCGACTTATATTCAAACACGACGATTCCTCTAAATCAATGGCATTGTTGGACTTGTACTTTTGCAGGGGTTCCGACTGGTGGACAAACAGCTACTAGTAGCATCTACTACAACGGAATACTAGATAATTCAGGAACACTGAGCGGTCCGTCAAGCAATAACTCAACATTCCAAGTTGGAGTTCAGTCAGGACCTTGTAATGGATTGATAGGTCCTACACTATTTTGGAACACAGCGTTGTCTGCGTCTCAGGTTCGTGCGTCCTATATCGCATTGAAGGGTAGATACGGTCTATAATTTTAAGGTAAATATTGGAATAATATGGCATACAGCAATCGTAACATTATCATAACACCAAATATTGGTTCTAGCTCAGCAGAACCAATAATTGCGTACCAGGGCGGTGGCGCTTCGACTTCTGCTACACTTTTTTCACGTGTACTAGATTTAGGTACACTAAGTTTTGAAGCGACCGCAGGACAAGTGCAAACTGTCGGCGATGGCATGACAGGAAATTATTTCTATGTCTCTGATATCAGCGGTATTCCTAGTATTACAGTAAACAGCTCGGGTCTAATACAGTTAGCTAACTATCAAGGTTATGTTACATTAGGTAACAATACACAATCGACAAGTACAGGTACAGGCGCACTACAGGTATTAGGTGGTGTTGGTATTTCAGGAAATTTAAATATTGGTGGTTCATTTAGTTTACAGGCTAACTTAGGAGTAGGTGGAAGTTCAGGAAACTACGGGTTAACGATCAACACAACAACCAACGTAGCAGAATTACTAACATACAATAATTCAACTGGTCTAGCATTACAAGTAGGTGCAAGCACATATCCGCTAGGCATTGGATTTAACAGTTATAACAACATAGGTACAACCTATGTTATGGGCAACGGATACAACGCCCAACTACAATTAGGTGCATCCGGTGGTCTAAACTTTTATGTATCTGCATCAAGTCAATCTGCAGGAGCAGTAGCAACACAGATTAATACTCTGCAAGTTAACTCAACACAAATACTAGTTCCTCAATCAACAGCGGCAACAAGCACATCAACAGGTGCTATCACTACGTATGGTGGTATTAGTTCTGGTGGTGCTCATTATGCAGGAGCAGATAGTTATTTTAACGGTCTAAGAGTTGGTCAAGGTAACTTAGCATCAACTCCATCAAACACAGTCATTGGTGCAAGTGCAGGTGCAAGTTTAATTTCCGGTGGAACTTCAAATACATTAATTGGTTACAATTCAGGTAACGGTGTAACCAGTGGTGGTAATAATACTTTCATTGGTTATAACACGGGCGCAACATTAGGTGCTGGCTCAAGCAATACCGGTATTGGTACTAGTGCATTGGCCAGTGCGGCAGGATCATCTGCACAAAATAATACAGCTATTGGTTATCGTGCATTAGGGTCTGGATCATTAGTAACCGGCGGCAATACTGCTGTTGGTACAAACGCATTGCTATTAATGGCATCTGGTCAGAACAATACTGCTGTCGGTTACGGTGCAGGCTCAACAATTTCTAGTAACAATAACGGCGTGTTCATCGGTTATAACGCAGGTAATGCCGCAGGATATGATAACTGTGTTATTATTGGTAATAACAGCGGTGGTTCGTTAAGTGCCGCAGGCCAAATTATTATTGCAAATGGTGCAGGTACACAACGTTTGTTCATTGATGGTAGTGGTAACGTTACTGTAAGCGCAACAACAGCGGCTAGTGCAACATCGGGTGTTGGATCATTGATCGTATCCGGTGGTGCAAGTATTGCGTCTGGATTGAACCTAGGCGGTGCGCTATATGCAAACAACTCAGCAGGCACCAACGGTTATTATCTACAGACAACAGGTTCTGGTATACAATGGGCGCAAGCTGGTATTACTATATCAAATATAACAACAGCTGGAACTTACTATCCAACATTTACTAACTCCGTAAGCGGAAACTTAACAACACTCGACGTAGATTCGGTTAGCTTGGTATTCAACCCGGGTAACGGTGCCGCAGGCGCAGTGCTATCTATGACAGGCAGTACTTCGGGTGGAACGGGTAACGGAGCATTTTATACTGGATTCCTTGGTGTGGGTGTTAGTACATCCAACGCAGTCAATAACGGTACTGTAATGCAGATCGGTTATTTGAATGGTTCAAATAACCTATTGCGTATAGGTGACGGCTCAAGCGGACAGACAGGTTATCGTTGGCGTGTTGATCAAACATACAACTGGATCGCAAACAGCGGTACTGGTGATAACTTCTCAGTATCAAGCACGAACGGTGCTGTAAGCACACCAGGTACAATTACAGTAACAGCATCTCAAGCAGGCGCAATCAATTTAGGTGCAAGCGGTACAGGTAACGGTGGCGACATCATTATTAAAAATACCTATCCAACTATATGTTTGCAAAATACTGCTTATAAAACTGCATACCTACATGCCAACAGTAATAATTTTTATGTGCTAAGTGGTACGAATGGATCTGGAGCTGGTAATTATGCACAGGTTAATAGTCAATGGCCACTTTATATCGACCTAACTACAAATAACAATTATGTAGGTGGAACACTTTATGTAGTAGGCGATGCTTATACTGCAACATCAGATGAAAGACTTAAAAATATTGAAGCCCCAATCACTGATGCTATAGCAAAAATAATGACCTTAGACGGTTTTTACTACACCGATAACGAAATAGCAACATCATTAGGGGTACAAGGCGGCCGTAGAAAATTAGGTTTAAGTGCTCAGAAACTTCAGGCAGTAATACCAGAAGTTGTAGTTCCTGCTCCGTTTGACAGAGATGAGCATACCGGAGAATCACGCACTGGCGAAAACTACTTAACAGCACAGTACGAGCGCATTGTACCGCTATTAGTTGAAGGTATTAAAGAACATGAGCGCACAATACAAGCACAACAAGCACAAATTGATGAATTAAAAGCATTAGTGCAACAACTAATGAATAAATAAGAATAACAAGGAATTTACTACTATGGCGATTTACAGCAACGGACTATTAGTTATTGATAATACAGGAAACGTTATTCCTGCAAAATACTCAACCCGCACAAGTTTGAGTGCTACTGCAACACCTGGATATATTGCATATATATCTGACGTTAATGATTTTGCATTTTCAACAAACAGATATCCATCAACTGGCCCTGCCGGAAACCAATATCCACAGATTACACAGGGTGGTACAGCCGCATATTATGCTTGGTATAAATTTGTAGCTAAGCCAAACGATTACAAAAATGAAATTATCCTGCAACAGGGATGTGTATCAGGTGGATATGTAGGTGGTAACGTTTGGTCAAACATATTACGTGTTCATCATAGCTGTGACGTTGCTCTAGAGCAACCACAGACTTTACCGTTCTCAAGTTATTACGGCGGATGGATGAGTTCAGAGTGGTATGCGTACCACCATCAAGGTAACTCATCTGTTCAGTATGCTTATCAAGACTGGGCAACATGGACAATAACTGGTTCTAACAATCGTCCAACAGGTTCTTATTCGCCCAATTCTTGGCACAATGGTACTAAAGTTGGTTCAAATAACAACTACGGTATGATACAGATTGGTGGTACAGGTAACTATCTAAACTATAATACAAACTCATGGGGTGTTGGATATAACACAGGTGGCTCACATTCATATGGTGGTGGTAGTCCTGCTGAAAATAATACAGCCTATAACTTTACAGCAGGCCAGGGCGGTGCATTTAAATGGAACTACAATACAATGAATTCATCAAGTGCCCTAGCAGGTGAAGCTCCATTCGGTGGCGGTACTGCTGGTAAACCAATGATGTCAAAATGGTTCAAATGGTACATGAATCCTAATGCTTCTTCAGCTATGTCACGTTACAACGTATCAAGCGATAGCTGGTCAAGCTCTCCAAGCCAGCAGTATAACAACGGTGAACAATGTTGCGTTATGGGACAAGATTACGGTTATATGATTGCTGGATATAATGGTAACCAAAATAACGTATCGGTTAAAACATACTATCCATCAGATAGTCATCAGGTTCTAGGCGCAATTTATAGCCAACGTAACCAATCATCAGGAAATGCTTGTTACGGTCCTCTACCTTAATAAGTAGAAGCATGAAGACAATATGCATCGTAGGCGGTGGAACAGCTGGTTGGCTTTCCGCCGCTTATCTCATTAATAAGTTCCCTAATTATAAAATCACTCTAGTCGAAAGTCCTAACATACCTACGATCGGTGTTGGTGAGGGCACTTGGCCTAGCATTATGAAAATGCTAAATGACCTAGGAATCAAATCAACTGAACTAATTGCGCTGACTGGTGGCGGAGTCAAATTAGGTATTAAATTTATAGACTTTGCTGAGAATCCATTTTGGTTATCAACAGATCCTGCTTGGGAAACATGGGGTAGCGATCTTACAGCGGCAGTGGGAAATAATAATAAATGTCCTTGGTTACAAGAAGATAGCATGCACGGTTGTCATTTTGTTGCAAGCGAACTAGCAAACCTACTACAACGTCGAAGTACAGATAAGGGTGTACAACTAATACATTCAGAAATAACCAACGTAGAAATGGATGGTGATAATTGCACTAGTGTAACTCTAGCAAATAATACTAAAATCACCGCAGATTGGTTTGTGGACTGTTCGGGATTTAAAAGAATACTAATTGGTAAAACAGATAGCGAATTCCAAAGTTACGCAGACGAACTGTTAGTTGACACCGCTATAGTTGGACAAAAGAATTATACTAACCCAGAAAAAGAATACGAACCCTTTACATCAAGTATTGGAATGACAGCTGGTTGGCGATTTAAAATCCCGGTATATGATAGAACAGGCAATGGATACATCTATAGTAGCAAATTTATCAGTGATGAAGATGCTCGTGCAGAATTTGCACAAGCTACGGGGATAGAAGAACCGCGTAAAATTGCGATGAAGCCTGGATATTTTAAAGAAATCATCAAGGGCAACATCATAGCGTCTGGTATGAGTAGTGGTTTTATCGAACCTTTAGAAGCTACAGCTATACATTTAGCTGGTAAAACTATGGAATACGCTACTGAAGTTATAGCCAACAGAAGAAATCACGACTGGGCAAACGCAGAGATACAGGCAAGAATACGATATATTAAAGTTGTAGTGTTAGGCCATTATGCATTTAGCAAGAGAACAGAACCTTTTTGGGTAGAGGCTAGCAAAGCCGCACGTAACTCAAAAGACTTCCAACTTTTCTGGCAGTCTCTTAAATATAAATATCCAACGAAGGAAGATAACTTAGATAATGGTTATCCTTATTTTCAATGGAATGAGTTGTTAAGGGGGTTTGGAGAAGAGCATTATTATCCTAGATTAAGCAAGGATGCTAAAGTGCAAGTTTATCTAGCACAAAAAATGCTACCAAATCACTACAAATACATAACCGAGATAAGGGCAAAAAATGGTATCAAAAACACAAGAAAAGAAACAGTGGACAATAGCTGATTTAGTAGAAGAGCTTCCACGTGGTATGAGCGACTTCCAAATGAAGCAGTTCGTAGTTGCATCACAGCTTACACCAATTAAGCAACTACAGCAAGTTACAATGGAAGCAGAGGTGCGTGAAGAAAACTTACGCAAGACAGAATACGAAGATAAAAAGAATCAATTAAAGATCGAGATTTTAAAGAAGAAGCGCGAGCGCGAAGTTGATCCTTTATATCAGATGGAAATCGATTTAGAAATCCATCAATTAGAAGAAAAGATTTACCTAAGTGTAAAAGAAATTAAACGTATCAGAAGTGAATTAGAAACATTCTACGAAATATTAGAATATTTTAATGAGAACTATGATATCGGAGAGATGTTAGCTATGAAAGACACTCTCGAAATTGATTACTGGGTCAAACGTTTAGGTCGTCAGGCAGGTTTAGATATTGTATCGACTGGTAGAATTTCAACCGGTAACCTACAGGCGATGCTTGATTTACCAGAAGAGATTTTCCATGTAACCCTAGCGGAAGCATTGAAGATTACAAATGAAATGGCCGCTTATGTGCCTGTGCCACAGTTAGGTTCACTACCTGACAAAGAAACACTGATTAAATTTAATCCAGATGGTTCTCAGGACACAGTAGAAAGGTCATAATAACGCTTTTTAGCAAGGTCCCACAAACATGCTTTTATTAAAAATTGATAATTCGCCCTTAACATTCCAGATTCCCCCAGGAACAAAATATTCTAGCCACGGTTGGATGTTAGTTGATTTACCTATTACTAGTTTCAATGCAGGTCAAATTGCTCAGTACAAAATTACTGAAATTACAGATCCTACATTGTTATCAGAATTAAACTATATCAACTATACTGTATTAGACAACGGTAATGTTGCTTACATCACTACTGTAGTTGATTCAAATCCTTCTGATATTACATCAGGACATTTAGAATCTTTTGTTACTCTAACAGATCCTACACATGTTAGTTTATTTTTAGCTGGTTATAAGTATCTAAGCAATTTAGAAATTCAAGCAGAGTATGATGCCAAGTTTGCTAATTTAACTGTAACAACAAGTTCTTTAGAAGCTAGTACATTTACACAACAGTTAGCAGAAGCTCAGGCTTATATGTCTAATAGCAGTTATCCAACACCGCTATTATCTAAACTATCAGCCGCAAGCGGAGTTACAATATCTCAATTGGCTAGCGAAGCCATTGCTAAACAAGCCGCATATCAAGACCGTCAAGCTGAACTGTTAGGTCAAATGTTGTCTGACCAGCAGGAAGTTAACAACTGCTCAACACCATTACAGGTAAAACAACTTGGCTGGATCTGAACTTAAACTAAGCACAATATTCCCCACTCCGGTGTGGACTATTACTAACGATCTTTCTGAAGACGATCTAAAGGAATTAGAAAGATTTGCTTATGAGATGGTTGAAAAAAATCCTAATTTGGATATTTCAAGTAAAAGGGGCGGCGGCGGAAGTTCAAAAGTACTTACTATCGCCCATCCTGTTTTAATGCCTTTGATTCAAAAATGCACCAGCATGCTGATCAAAGACTATGAATCTGTTACAAAAATAAGATTAGAAAATTATTGGATCAATGTCAACCCGCCGGGCGCATATATGATTCCTCATGTACATCCACGTAGTGTATTTGCCTGCACTATCTATGTTAAAACTCCTCCCCGCTCTGGAAAGATAACATTCGTTAATCCTAATCTAGCGGCACGTCAACATTTTTATAGCGGAAAAGATATTGATTACAACTATAAGAGTTATAGTTTCCAACCGATTCCAGGAATGTTCATTGCATTTCCTAGTTGGTTGGATCACGGTGTTGAAGAAAATTTGTCAGACGACAATAGAATCAGTATCAGCTTTAATCTAATAGCTGACGATATCTAAGCTAATACATCAAATATAGTATCAATCTTTGCTTTATTTGTCTTGCTACTTAGTGTAGTTCTAAGACCAGAGTGTAATGGCTTAGGCCAATAGTCTTTTGAAACCCACGCATAACCAGAATGTTCGTGATTTAGTTGAGGAATAAATTCATCCTTGACTAACAGAACATAGGTGTGATAATAAAATCCCCCGTCTTTACTTTCGTATTGCTCTAAGGGTATAGTTTTTTCTATATCTGGTAAAAATCCTATTTCTTCTTGCACTTCTCTACAAAGAGCTTCGTAAGGAGTTTGGTCGCTTGGTTCGTGTTTACCGCCCACAATACCCCATGTACCATCAGTTTTTCCTTCTGATCTGTTAAGAAATAAAAATCTTTTAGTCGACTTACTTAAAAATAGTCCGCCGCTACAAATTACATTCATAATAATAAACGCCAAAATCCCGGTGTATATTCACCTTCATAACTCGAGGTCCACTGTGAACCATCCCATACATACTGCGAACCAGTACGTATATTAGTTATGTAAGTAGGTACCGTGCCGGCTAAAGAGTCGAATATGACCGACCATTTGGTTCCGTCCCAGGTAATGATGTCATTTGCATTTGCTGAAAATATGCTGTTGTCTGCATTTTTAAAATTATGTACAGCATATCCAGCCTCTGGATATAGTGTTTGGTAAACAGGATTACCGTTAGCATCTAGTTTAACTATCTGTTGCGGACTAGCAGGATCTGCTGAATTATAACCGGGGTTAGTAATATACACGGGTGTCCTATATGCAGGATTGATATCTTCTAATATCAAATAGCGTATACCCACATTCGTGAGATCTGTTGTAAGTTTTGTTGGATCTACAATAGCATCTACGTAAGTTTTTCCACTATTAGCAGGCACTTGACTGTTGGTATGTAGTGTAGACGAATCTATGTTCAATATCATTTGTGTTTCATCTACTGGATTCAGAGACATTGTAGCAACGACTTCTGTTTCTAAATCTTTTGAAAATCTTATTTGACTTATTCCTGCTGTGAAAGTTCCTGGATACGCATCTAGAATCTTGTACCAGCTGACTCCCGGTCCTAATGTTGCTACATTGTTCAACACTATAACATTTAGATTTTTTAAATCATGACCTGCAATAGCAGTAGGGGTACGGCCATTAAAGAACGCACCATCATCGTATGGACTTTCCGATATAGTACCTGTGGGTTCTACGAATATTCTAGAAATAATATTTGTAATAACACCTAACTGTTTTACTTTGATAGGTGTGCTGATCCATATAGGTGCTGTAAATCCTAAATTGGCAATATCTATATCCTGTTCTACACCCTGCGGAATAGCACGGGTAGACCAAGTAAGATCTGACAACTCTAAATAACTCAAGCTAGTCCAGTCAACAAAGTTTGCGGTAGTTTGTATCTCCATAGCAGGGCGGAATAATACCAATATCTGCTCAAGTATCTGTAGTTTTTGTTCTGTGTTCGAACTCCATATGTCTGCTTGGAATTCTAAATCATAAGGAGTAGGCATCAATCTATTGATTGTATAGTTTGCACCTTGTGTATTTGCCTCACCTTCTACTATTTGTCCGTAGGTTGGACTGCTAGGATCTTGATCCATGTATTGAGTTGCACGTTCTCGAACGTTCAACGTATTTTCGTAATAGGGATTTTGCAATCGTTCACGTGCAATTTTTAGATTCTTAATATAGCAACTAATAAATGGAGCATTAGGAATAGTATTTTCACTATTCTTGTTTAAGATCTGTGCGACTTGACGACTCATGTCTCCATAGCGAACAGGAATCTGTATTATATTGCCCTTAGAATCTTTGTATGAGAAATTGCTCATAACTCGCATAAACTGAGTTAGGTATCTTCTCAACTGACCGTCATAAAAATAATCCATTAATTATCTGCCTTTGGTTTTAATGCTTTGCTTAAACTTTGTCTTTCTGGAACAGTACTACCTGCAATAGTTGAAGTACTTAAATTGTTAATATATCCAGTAAGCTGTGTTTGTCTTATTGGTTTTCCAGCGAATGCAGTACCTGGTGCAACATCCTGCGCACCGAAGTCATCTAAGGTCATTCTCACATTGCTTTCAAATTTAATCCACACAGCACCGTCAAATCTAAACAAAGTGTTAGGTAGATAGTCGATGCGTAAGAAAAATTGTCCTTTAGCTGGGTTACTTGGAAACTCTATACCGGCGCCATACGGTGCACCGTTAGGCGGAATACCACCTTCACCTGCTCCTTGTACAAAGTATGTATGGTCTGGGCTTCTTAATACAATAGATGCATCAAGATTATCCCAATTGGTGTTATCAATACTAGTATCGCTAACGTCTTGTGTATCAACAGTACCATCTGCTTGCAATGGAATAACATATAAATTACTGTCATCGAATCCATGAGCAGGACTATCTAATTCTGCTTGTTGTAGGACAGCATTATTTGTGGCAATGCTAATATTATATGTTGAAATCAAATCACGTAAGGTTTGATTAGTAGGATTACCGTTTGAATCTGTTTGTTTTGCATCCAGTATTTCTGCGTACTCTTGACTGTCGACTAGAGGAGCACATTTGCAACGAACCAAATGCGGGTACCAAGTTTGACTGAATCCATTAGTTGGTCGAGTAACATCTTGTACAACATAGAATCTTTTTAATGCTATGGTACTGCTGTCTAATGCATACTCGTCTTTTAAATGGGGCAATTCTAATACATCGCCTGCCATTATCTTACGACCTAGTGTTTCTACACAGCCATTTAGATGGAAGTGTAACATGATATTATCATTGTTCAAGAAAAGACCAAATTGGCTTAGATTAAAATCTAAGTCTTGCATCTGATAAATTCCACGCATGATATATACATCGGGTGCGTAGTGTCTATCACGGTTTTCCATGAGTAATACGTCCTGTATTCCTAATTCTGGTATAGGATTAGAATTGTTAGGAGTCGCTGGTGTAGCATTTCCCTCTGTAGGATCTGCATGGCCCAGGTATTTGTGGATGAAAATATCAGTTCCGCCCACTTGAAATTGTTCGTTAATAACCCGATCTAGAAAGCGAAAATCGTTGCCTTTTTCGGGACGGTAAAGGGATAGTCTTGGCATAGTATACTATTTAGTGGCTAAATATTGATATGACTACAGCTAACACTCCCAATACGATAACCGATACAACACCTGCTCGCCAGCAAATTATTGACTATGTAAAGTCATTTTTAGGTGCAAGCATGGTTGATGTTGAACTAGAACCAAAAGACTATAATGTAGCAATTGACAGAGCCCTGTCAAAATACCGACAGCGTTCGGCAAATTCTGTAGAAGAAAGTTTTGGTTATTTGACATTAGAGCAGGATCAAAATGAATACATACTAGGAAACGAAGTTATCGAAGTCCGTGATGTTTTCCGTAGAAGTATTGGTAGTAGAACAGGTGGCGGTGATGGAGGCAGTTTATTTGAGCCATTTAACTTGGCCTACACAAATACCTACTTGCTGTCGTCTAGTAACATGGGCGGTTTAGCAACCTATTACTCTTTTGCACAGTATCAAAAGATGGTCGGTAAAATGTTCGGTAGTTACATTCAATTTACATATCATCCGCAAACACGCAAATTGACAATCATGCAACGTCCACGTGGCGAGGAAACTGTACTATTATGGTTGTATAATTATCGCCCAGATTTTGCTATATTAGATGACCCCTATGCAGGTATATGGGTTAAAGATTATACTCTTGCAAACTGCAAACTCATGCTCGGCGAAGCACGTGAAAAGTTCAATCAAATTACCAGCCCACAAGGTGGTACTACTTTAAACGGTACTCAATTAAAAACCGAAGGCGCACAGATGATTGAAAAACTAGATATAGAAATCCAAAATTATCAAACTGGCGAAAAACCAATGTGGTTTGTAGTCGGCTAACCAAAAACAGTTGACTTCGTAACACAGTTGTAATAAAATATAGTATCGACTGGGGGATACTATGATTATAGGTGTGTGCGGTTTTATTGGGTCGGGCAAAGATACTATTGCCGACTATCTAACAAATTTCCACGAATTTAGAAGAGAAAGTTTTGCTAACAGCCTCAAAGATGCTGTTGCTCAAGTGTTCGGCTGGGACCGTACAATGTTAGAGGGGCGAACTAAATCAGCCCGCGAATGGCGAGAACAAGTAGATCCGTGGTGGGCAGAACGTTTAGGTATGCCTCATTTAACACCACGTTGGGTATTACAATACTGGGGAACTGAAGTTTGTCGCAAAGGCTTCCATGACGATATTTGGATTGCCGCATTAGAGAATAAACTACGCAACTCGAAAGATGACATAGTCATTAGTGACTGCCGTTTTCCTAATGAAATTAAATCAATTAAAGCCGCTGGCGGCATTGTTGTTCGTGTAGTCCGCGGGCTAGAGCCCGAATGGTACGATGCCGCAGTTAGTGTAAATCAAGGCCCGAACGGTAATTTAACATGGGCAACCAGTAAACATAGATTAGAAAAAACAGGGATCCATGCATCAGAAACAGCATGGGTAGGAACAGACTTTGATGCTATACTAGACAATAATGGTAGCATCGATGACTTATACGATCAGGTTAAAAATCTGGTCGGAGATCTCCCCGTTTCCATGGTAGCTTGAGTTTATGCAGTATGCGTTGACAGTTAGCGCATACTGTTTTTAAATTAGACAGTCTACAATTACTAGGATCACCATCTACATAGTAAACATCAAACTGCTCTAAATACTTGCTGGTATAGCTACATCTATCGCAAGTATCTTTTAACCTATAGCCCGAGGCTTGCCATTTAGGTCGACCAATATCTCTACTCCTTGCGCAATGGTCGCACGTGCTCCTATAGAATGTTTTGCCATCCTTGTGATAATTAACCGCAACTGGTCGTTTGCCGCACGTTTTACATAGAGATCTAATCATACCCCGCCCTTTTAGGTGCCCTTTTTCATAGATATTTATGGGCAAAATTATCAATACACACTAAATACTTCTGATAAAACCATTATTGGGAGAGTTAGTAAATGGCAAAAACATTACAATCACCGGGCGTAAGCGTAACAGTTATAGATGAGAGTTTCTATACACCAGCGGCCCCTGGTACAGTACCTCTAGTTATTGTGGCCAGCGCCGCAAACAAATCAAACGCCTCAAATACAGGCCTAGCAGTTGGAACAGATCCATCTAATGTTGGAAAAGTATACACAATCACAAGTCAACGTGACTTGACAGATAAATTCGGAACTCCTGTGTTCTATACAGATACACAAGGTAATCCAATCAACGGTGGTGAACTTAACGAATACGGTCTACAAGCCGCTTACAGCTTACTAGGTGTAAGTTCTAAGGCATACGTTGTTCGTGCTAACGTTGACCTAAGTCAGTTAACAGCCCAATCAAGTGCACCGGCTGGTCCTCCCGCAGATGGTTCATATTGGTTAGACAGTTCAAATACACTATTTGGTTTATTTGAATGGAACTCTGCAACAGGTACATTTGCTAACAAACAACCTATTATTATTGACGCTTCAAATCGTGCAAATAATACAGTAGGTGCCGACGGTGAAACTCCAAAACCGAGCCTAGGTTCCAAAGGTTCATATTGTGTCGTATTAGATAGACTAGATATGAATACAATGTATTATAAAAATACAAACGGAAATTGGGTTCAAGTTGGTTCAGCAGGTGAAACAGCATTCACATCGAATGTTAACAACTCAACATTCGTAGCAACAACATGGCAAACAAGTTGGCCAGCTGTAACTGGTATCAACAGTAATCCAAATTTTGCAACATCGCCAGGTGCTATTACAATTAACGGTAATTCAATTACTGTTACAACAGCAAGTACAGTAGCAAGCGTTGCCGCAAGTATCAACAGCACACTACATACAAAAGGTATTGGTGCTAAAGCTAACAGTTCAGGTAAACTAGAACTATACACAGACTTGTACCCAGGTAGCGTTGTAGTTGCAGGTAACGCAACTACGCTTAATACATTAGGTGTGCCAGCAGGAACATATACAGGTCCACAGATGACTGTTGCTCCTCATACACAATATCCTAACTATAGCACAGCACCAAACGGTTCTATATACTTAAAAACAACAAGTCCAAATAGTGGCGCAAGTTGGAAAATCAAACAGTACTCAGCATCGACACAATCATTTACACAGATTGCGGCTCCATTATATGCAAGCACAGCGGCCGCATTATATAACATCGACAAGAGCGGTGGTGGTGTAAACATTCCAGTTGGTACATTGTTTGTCGAAGCCAACTACGATCACGGTAATGGTACAGCATCGACAACAACAACTTTACCTATCACATTAGGTTTTGAAATCAAGCAACGTGTTGCAGTTAGTCCAACTACTATTTCAAGCAAGGCATTAAGTGTTCCTGCTACTTTAGTAAACGGTGCAACTCTACAGATTAAAGAAAGTCTAGCAGGTCAGTTGAATTATGGTAATGGTGTTACTGTTACTATTCAAACACCAAGCGCAGGTGATACATGGGCAGGTGCTTTTGTAACAGCCGTTAATGCCGCAGGATTTACTAACGTCACAGCAACACACAATGCTGACGACACAGTAACAATCACACACGCAACTGGTGGTGATATTAAATTCTTTGATCCAAACAATGTATTAGGTCTATTAGGATTTACTGCTTATAACATGGATGTTCCTACAACTGCATACACAGCAAACTACTATCCATTAGGGCAGTACGAGCCAGACGGTTTTACAACTTGTGCAAGTAACTGGGCGCCATTGTTTACAACAGCAAGCCCGAGCGAGCCAGTAACACCTCCAGTGGATGGCACATTATGGTATGATTCAATTACCGATCAAGTTGATATTATGTACAACAACGGTACAGCATGGGTTGGTTATAGAACAGCATTCCCAGCAACTGATCCAAACGGTCCTATCGTAAGCTCAAGTCAACCAACAAAACAAAGCAATGGCGTAACAGCTCTTGCAGATGGTGATATCTGGATCAATCGTTCAGATATCGAGACTTATGGTCAAGTGGTTTATGTTTACAATGGTAATTTACTAAAGTGGATACAACAAGACGTTACAGATCACACAAGTCCAAGCGGTTGGGTATTTGCTGATGCACGTTGGTCAACCAACGGTTACTCATCAGCACCGGCTTCAATCCAAACAATGTTGTTAAGCAATTTCTTAGATCCAGATGCACCAGATCCAACTGGTTATCCACGTGGTACACGTTTGTGGAACCTACGTCGTTCAGGATTTAACGTAAAACGTTACGAAGCAAACTACATTAACATCTATGCAAATAACGGTGTTAACCCACGTTACACTGAGCCAATGGATGGTTCTAACTCAACTACTCCATATGCAACTGCACGTTGGGTAACTGTAAGTCCTAACCAAAATGATGGTTCTGGTTCATTCGGTCGCCATGCACAACGCGGTTTCGTAGTAGCGGCTCTAAAAGCTCTAATTGATACAAACACAGCGATACGTGATACAGACAGCCTAGTGTTTAACTTGATTGCTTGCCCTGGTTATCCAGAAGCTATTGGAAACTTAGTTGCTCTAAATACAGACCGCGGTCAAACAGCGTTCGTTATCGGTGATACACCATTCCGCTTACCAAGCGATGGTACATCATTACAAAATTGGGGTAGCAATGCCGCCCTAGCATTAGACAACAACGACACAGGCGCAGTAACATATGATGACTACATGGCTATGTTCTATCCAAGTGGTTACACAAATGACAATACAGGAAACTATATTGTTGTTCCACCAAGTCATATGATGTTACGTACATTCATCAACAGCGATGCTAAATCATACGAATGGTTTGCACCAGCAGGTATCCGTCGTGGTAATGTAGACAATGCAACATCAGTTGGTTACATCGACGGACAAACAGGTGAGTTTATTACAACAGCACTTCCACAAAGCCTACGCGATGTGTTAGCTGGTGTTAAAGTTAATCCAATCCCAACACTAACAGGTAGCGGTATTGTTAACTTTGGTAACTACACACGTGCACCTGCCGCAAGTGCATTAGATCGTATCAACGTAGCTCGTTTAGTAGCGTACCTACGTAGACAGTTAAGTATCTTAGTAAGCCCATACTTATTTGAACCAAACGATCAAATCACACGTAGCGAAGTTAAAAACGCAGTCGACAGTTTCTTATTAGAACTTGTCGGTCAACGTGCTATCTATGACTACTTGGTAGTTTGCGATACTAGCAACAATACCCCTGCTAGAATTGACAGATCAGAATTATGGGTCGACATAGCAATTGAACCAGTTAAAGCAGTGGAATTCATTTATGTTCCAGTTCGCTTATTGAACACAGGTGCAATTGCCGCCGGTAATTTGGGCGATTTGAAGAAAGCATAATTGGGTAAATATAAGAGAATAAGGAGCATTTAGATGGCAATCGCAAGTTTAAGTAAATTATCAGTTCCATTACCGGCAGGACAAAGCGCAAGCAGTCAAGGCTTGTTGATGCCAAAACTGAAATATCGTTTTAGAGTTCAGTTACAGAATTTCGGTGTTACTAAACCAACAACTGAAATTACTAAGCAGGTAATGAACGTAACTCGTCCAAAGGTATCTTTTGAGAACATGGAACTTCATGTTTACAACTCAAAGATTAACTACGCTGGCAAATACACATGGGATCCAATCACATTGGTAATCCGTGATGATCAGTCAAGTGCAGTTAGCAAGCTATGTGGCGAGCAAATTCAGAAACAATTCGACTTCTTCGAGCAAGCATCTGCAAGTTCAGGCATTGATTACAAGTTCACAACTGTTATCGAAATCCTAGACGGTGGTAACGGTGCATTTGATCCAACAGTTTTAGAAACATTTGAGTTGATTGGTTGCTATGTTGGTGATATCACTTATCAACAAGTAGACTATTCAAGTTCAGAAGCGTTAGATATCAGCTTAACAATCAAGTTCGATAACGCGATCCAAACAGATACCGCAGGTAATCCAATTGGAATCGGTACAAACGTCGGTCGTACATTAGGTTCATTAGCCGCTGGTTAATCAACGTAGTAGATAGTATAAAAAGGCTCGGTTTTTTCTGGGCCTTTTTTTACGGCTAAATAATTGTACAATAGGGGCTATATATGTCTGGCAGTGGTAATTTAGGTTTAACAGGTTTCTTACAAAGTGTCTTTTCAGGTGCTACCCATCCCAAAGGCACGATGGGCGATTTCCAGCATGCCGCACGATTATATGGAGATAACTTATACGCATTAACACCCAAAGCTGGGTGGATGTACTATACATATTT